CTCGATACAACCACGAAACCATCGCTCTGGGTTTCTCGCTGACCGAAGAGGCCATCGAAGATAACCTGTATGACAGCCTGTCGGCTCGTTATACCAAGGCGCTGGCTCGTGCTATGGCTTACACCAAGCAGGTAAAGGCTGCTGCGGTTCTGAACAACGGCTTCTCGTCGTCCTATCCGGGCGGTGATGGCGTCGCTCTGTTCTCGAACGCACACCCGCTGGTGTCTGGTGGCACCAACAGCAACATCCCAACTACTCCAACCGATCTCAACGAAACTTCGCTTGAGAACGCAGTGATTCAAATCGCTGCTTGGACGGACGAACGTGGTCTGCTGATCGCCGCTAAGCCGAAGAAACTGATCGTGCCCCCGGCACTTCAGTTCGTTGCGACCCGTCTGTTGGAAACCGAACTCCGCGTCGGTACCGCAGACAACGACATTAACGCACTCAAGAATAATGGTTCGATCCCAGAGGGTTACACCATTAACCACTTCTTGACTGACACTAATGCGTGGTTCCTGACGACTGACGTACCGAACGGTATGAAGCACTTTGTCCGTGTTCCTCTACAGAACTCAATGGACGGGGATTTCGATACAGGGAACGTTCGTTACAAGTCTCGTGAGCGCTACAGCTTTGGGTGGAGTGACCCGCTCGGAATGTACGGCTCGCAGGGCTAAAATCCTTATAAATCAAGGGTTTGCAAGGGGGCTTCGGCCCCCTTGTTCTTTTTCTGCGCTACATGTATTATTACTCGTGTCAAATGACAGGAGGATAATATGGACTACCCAGCAGACCGCGCTACCGCCAAAGCCACCGGTGCCAAGTACTACTACACAGGCAAACCATGCACACGGGGACACATAGCCCTGCGAAAAACCAAAGGGGCTTGTGTTGAGTGCATGAAGGAAGACTGGGCGCTTGACAATGTAAAGCGAAGTCAGAAACCTAAGTCAGAAGCGGCTAAGGCGGCAGGTAGACGGTATTACGAGAAAAATAAAGACGCAGTTAAAGCTCGTGCAAATGCCCGCCCCAAACAAGAAGCGTTGCGGTACAAATACAAATATAAGCAAGCCAATCCAGAACTATATAAAGCTCTTGTTAGCGTACGCAAACGCCGCCATCGCAACGCCACCCCAAAATGGATTACCCAAGAGCATAAGTTAACCATACGACAACTATACCTTCGGGCTATGGAGTTAACTAAATTGACGGGTGAGCGATATGTTGTCGATCACATCGTGCCTCTAATCTCGGATGAAGTCTGCGGTCTCCACGTGCCTTGGAACCTTCGTGTAATAACGCAAGAAGAGAACTTGAAGAAGTCAAATAAGCTCCTTGACACCCCCCAAAATCAAGAGTAAAAAGAGGCCATTCCGGGGTCCCCGGTGCGTTTGACTAGTCCCGGCTAGACGTCATGCAGACAAACGTGCCTAACTCGCATGAGAGGTGATTTCAATGAGTCGCACGACATTTTCGGGACCAGTCAGATCGAATAATGGCTTTGAGTCCGGCACTTCTACCGATCCAATTGCAGTAACTACTGCTGGAAACGTATCTTCCTCCTACGCAACCGCGTCCAATACAACTGGTGATGTACGTCTGACCTATCAGCGTCTGACATTTACTTCAACCGGCTCTGGCGAAACCGCACGATTCTTAACGCGTGTAACGGGTGCAAACGGTGCAACTGGCGGCACGATCAACGGCGCACACATCTCCACTTCGATTAACACGGGTGGCACAATCTCTGGTGCGGCTAATGCAATTCGTGCAACACTAGGCGGTACAGCAACAACCCCCGGCGGCACACTGGCTGTTCTACAACTGGATACCGACTATAGCTCCAACGTAACTCTTGGCTCAGCTTCTTCGTTTATTCGTGTTACCGACAGCGGTTCGCAGACCGGTGAAGTTCAGAATCTTCTAAACATCGAGTCTGGCCCTGCCGCAACTATTGTTGCTACCGGCACTGTTGGTGGAACTGCTAAAGGGATCAAAATCCTAGTTGGCGGTGTTCCCCATTACATCACCGTTGGCACCAGCATTGCCTAATGCAGATAACCAAGGAGTTTTTGGAATCTGAGATTCGTGACTTGGAGCAAGAAGCAAACAAGGCTCAAACCTTTTTAATTCAAGCCCAAGCCACGATAACAGCGTATCAAATGCTGATTAATCGCTTAGATGCGCCTGAAGAAACGGAGAATCTAAATGGGGATGCAAACTGACGTAAGGTCGCAATATGCGAACACGTCTGGCTTAATGATTCCATTCCGAACCCGTGTAAAAGCGGTGTTTTTTGGTGTGGCAACTACGACTTCTGGCCTAGTTGGGTTGTACGACAACTCGTCAATTGCTGGCACGTACGCACGTTCTACCACTACTGCTACCGTCACAGCCCCAGATCACGGACTGATCGCCGGTGAATGGGCGTTTATTGACTGGTCAGGCGGGACAAATCCGACAGACGATTTCTATAAAGTCGTAAATGTCGTGAATGCAAATACTTTCACGGTGGCTGTGGCAGATGCTGGAGATGCTTCTGGTGTGGCAACTGTCTACAACAACGTGCTGGTAATGAGTACTGTCTCAGCATCAAACGATGTGTTTAATATCATTCCGGGCGAAGGTATTCTTGCACCTAATGGCGTTCGGGTTTATTTAGAAAACAGCATTACTGCGACGGTCTATTATGGCTAAGTCTCCGGCATGGCAGAGGAAAGAGGGAAAGAATCCCAAAGGTGGATTGAACGCCAAGGGACGCGCCTCAGCGAAAGCGCAAGGTATGAACTTGAAACCTCCCCAGCCGGAAGGCGGCGCAAGGAAGAAGTCGTTCTGCGCTCGTATGTCAGGTATGAAAAAGAAACTGACAAGCGCCAAAACCGCGAACGATCCGAATAGCCGTATTAACAAATCACTTAGAGCTTGGAAGTGCTGACATGGCTGATATTGAATTAACTGAACGTGAGCGGGCTATTGCCAAAGAAGCGGCAAAGATCGCCATTGAAGAGATGTCTTCCGAGTTCTACAAGAAAGTCGGAAAGACCGTCGTTGAGAAGTTTTTGATCGGCGTTGGCCTTTTGGCAGTCGGCTTTTTTGCTGGCAAAGGTTGGGTCATAAAGGTTTGATATGCCAGCTAAGAGTGAAAAACAAGAGAAGTTTATGCGGGCTGTCGCTCACAGTCCGTCTTTTGCCAAGAAGGTTGGCGTGCCGATGAGCGTAGGACGCGAATTCACCAAAGCCGGAGGAGGCGAAATGAAAGAGTCAAAAGCAATGATGAAAAAGGAAGTGTCGTTCATGAAGAAGAAAGGCGCTCCTAAGTCCATGATCAAGCATGAGATGAAAGAAGCTGGCATGAAGAAGATGGCCTCGGGCGGTCTGGCTGCTGGTCACAAAGCGGCTGATGGTATTGCTACTAAAGGCAAAACCAAGGGCATGCAAGTCAAGATGGCAGGTTCGACCGGCATGAAAAAAGGCGGCATGACTAAGATGCGTTACGGCGGCAAAGCCTGCTGATAGGGGATTGCAATGGCTAAGCAAGATAACCGTCGCCCCAAAGGTGATACAGGCGAAGCAGAGATTTTTACGGCTGAAACGGGTACGCCTCCGGTAGACCCGGATATGGGTTCGGTAAAAGGTGCTAAGCCATTGCCGATGCCTAAACCCGTAAAGAAGATGGCGAAAGGTGGTAGCGCCTCAGCCCGCGCCGATGGGTGCGCTATTCGCGGTAAGACCAGAGGCAAAATCATATGATGGCCTCACGCGGCATGGGTGCAATCAGCCCTTCCAAGATGCCCAAGGCGAAGAAAAAACCTCGCCGGGATGGCACCGACTTCACGCAGTACAAGAAGGGCGGCAAAGTCTCCAAGGTCAACGAGGCGGGCAATTACACCAAGCCGGGTATGAGGAAGTCGCTGTTTGAGAGCATCAAGGCGTCTGCGGTACAAGGCACCGGCGCAGGAAAATGGAGCGCGAGAAAAGCACAGCTACTCGCAAAGCGGTACAAGGAAAAGGGCGGAGGCTATCGTGGCTGACAAAGAATCCCCCGGTGCAAAACGCACTCGGAAAGAAGAAAGCTTAAAAGATAAGTCCATGCTGGGGCTGTATGCCGAAGAAAAAAATCTTCCACGTAAGCTTAAGGACGTTTTGACCGGCGAAGATGATTACGGTACATCGCTAAGCAAAGGTGCAATGCAAGCAGCAGATAAGGCGGCAAAAGAGCATGCTGAGACGGGGACGTGGAAAGACGGTAGTCCATCTAAGACTCGGGGGCAAATAAGCGCCGAGGCTATGGTTGAGGCTAGAAAAGCCGCTCGTGAAGCAGCATCCGAAGAACGTCGTGAAGCTCGCGGTATGAAAAAAGGCGGCAAAGTGAAGTCAGCCTCAGCCCGTGCGGATGGCATTGCCAAGCGTGGTAAGACTCGCGGAAGGATGGTGTGAGATGGCTAGTAAATTTCCTGATCTGACCGGTGATGGCAAAGTGACACAGGCCGACGTGCTGAAAGGCCGTGGGGTTGAGGGCATGAAGAAGGGCGGCTCCACAAACAAGTGGATTCAAGGCGCTATTAAGAAACCCGGCGCGTTGCGTAAATCGCTAGGTGTTAAAGGCGACAAACCTATCCCAGCCAAGAAGCTTGCAGCGGCAGCTAAAGCTCCGGGCAAGATGGGTCAAAGAGCACGACTGGCACAGACGTTGAAGAAGATGAAATGAAAGCCCCGCAACAGTCGCTCAAAAACTGGGGTGACCAGAAGTGGCGCACCAAGAGCGGCAAGCCGTCGTCAAAGACGGGCGAGCGGTACCTGCCGGAGAAGGCGATCAAAGCATTAAGCCCAGCCGAGTATGCTGCTACAACGAGGGCAAAGCGGGCAGGTAAGGCGAAAGGCAAACAGTTTGTTAAACAGCCCAAGGGCATAGCACAAAAGACTGCGAGATTTAGATAATGCCTACTTCCGGTACAGCCGAGTTTAACTTAGACCTCAATAACCTCATCGAAGAGGCGTTTGAGCGGTGCGGTGCCGAGTTACGTACTGGGTACAACTGGCGTACTGCAAGGCGGTCGCTAAACTTAATGTCTATTGAGTGGGCTAACCGGGGGCTTAACCTCTGGACGGTGGAGCAGGGGTCGTTCCCGTTGGTAACTGGGCAGGCAATTTACCCCATACCGACCGATACAATCGACTTGCTGGATCACGTAATCCGCACGCAGCCCACAACGCTAGACCAGATCGACATCAACATCAGCAGGATTGCTGAGCCTACCTACTCCTCGATACCCAACAAGTTGGCACAAGGGCGTCCGATCCAGTTGTGGTTCAACCGTCAGACAGGGGCTGAGTACACGACGACGGTTACCTTGGCGCAGAACATTGACTCGGTGGTAACAACCATACCACTCAGCACCACAGTTGGGCTTCCGGCAGCGGGCTTCATCAAGCTTGATAACGAGGTCATTAGCTACCCTAACATCAGCGGTAACTCGCTGGTTAACTGTGCCCGGGGTCAGAACAATACAACCGCAGCCTCCCACAACGCCTCCCCAGCAAACTACGTGACGGTGCAGAACTTGCCGTGCGTCAACCTGTGGCCTACGCCTAATGCGCCGGGGGATCAGTACACATTCGTGTATTGGAGGATGCGTAGGATTCAAGACGGTGGACTTAACGGCACCGTGATCCAAGATATTCCATTCCGCCTGCTGCCGTGTATGGTGGCGGGCCTTGCGTTTTACTTGAGCATGAAGCTGCCGGAGGTTGAGCCGAACCGCATAGCCATGCTAAAAGCCGCTTACGAAGAGCAGTGGGACTTGGCGGCTGCTGAAGATAGGGATACAGCGCCGCTACGGATTGTGCCAAGAAACATGTTTTATTACGGGTAAGTCATGCCAAACCGGTTTGCCTCTGGTAAGTTTGCGATTGCAGAGTGTGACCGCTGCGCCCAGCGGTATATGCTCAAGCAACTACGCATCCAGACGGTTAAGACCCGCCCGTACAAGATTAAGGTTTGCCCAACGTGTTGGGACCCAGATCACCCGCAGTTGCAGTTAGGGATGTATCCGGTGGATGATCCACAAGCTGTTAGAGAGCCGCGTCCAGATGTAAGTTATCGGGTATCGGGTACAAGTGGGCTACAGGAGCTTACGACTAATAGTACAGCGCCGCTTGGGTTTGGGTTTCCTGAAGGCGGTAGTCGGGTGTTTCAGTGGGGTTGGGCACCGGTGGGCGGAGCCAGAAGTGACGATGCAGGGCTAACGCCAAACGATCTTGTGGCTCAAACTGCGGTGGGTAATGCGACAATCTCAATTTCTTAGGAGTTAATATGAAGACGTCTCAGATGAAAAAGGTGGCTGTTGGTGAGGTCAAAAAACACGAGCAGCGCATGCACGCTAAGAAGATGCGGGCTGGTGGTAAGACTAACGAGGAAATGAAACGGCTCGGGCGTGGTCTGGCTAAGGTTGCCAACCAGAAGTCGCCTGTTCGCAAAGTTCGTGCTACGGGGCTTTAATCATGGCTAAATATTCTATGAAGGTCAAAGGTAAAGAAGTTGGTCCTGCGACTACGTATGCCGCGCCGCATACTATGGAAGGAAAGAGCACCGAGGTTCAGACTTATTTGGGCTACAAAACTGGTGCCCAGTGCATGACTGAGATGAACATGTCTACTGGTGGTATCAGCAAGGGCAACTACGCTCCGATCAATCCATACGGTGTTGGCGAGATGCGTGGATATGGCGCAGCAACTAAGGGACGCAAGATTAGCGGGAAGATGGGCTGATGAACTACGCGCAGTTAACCGCAACCATTGAGGACTATACCGAGAATACGTTCACGGCGACTGAACTCGCCACGTTCGTGCAGAATGCCGAACAGCGTATCTACAACTCGATACAGTTCCCAGCGCTACGCAAAAACGTCACGGGGTCGCTAACTTCAGGTAATAAATATCTGTCGGCTCCAAGTGACTTTTTGTCGGTGTTTTCTTTGGCGGTGATTGATAGTGGGGATTACTACTACCTTTTGGATAAGGATGTGAACTTTATCCGTGAGTCGTACCCCAACAGCACAACTGCGACAGGCATCCCTCAGTACTACGCTATTTTTGGCCCTACGACGACGAGCGTTCCTCCGGTGACGCCAACCAATGAGTTGTCGTTTATTTTGGGTCCGACGCCTAACTCTAACTACACAGTAGAACTGCATTACTTTTACTACCCAGTTTCGATGTCTGATACGGTCAATAACCCATCTGGCACGTCGTGGCTTGGGGATAACTTTGATTCAGTTCTTCTGTATGGTTCGTTGCTTGAAGCGTATGTGTTTATGAAGGGCGAGCAAGATTTGATGGCGAAGTATCAGCAACGGTACGACGAAGCATTAGCACTGGCTAAACAGCTCGGCGATGGTAAGAACCGTCAGGATGCTTATCGTAATGGTCAAGTTAGGTACCCAGTTAAATGATTGTTCAAACTCAAACTACGTCGTTTAAAGCTGAACTGTACGAGGGGATTCACGACCTTCTTACAGACACGATAAAGATCGCGCTTTATACGGCTTATGCGGACTTGAACGCGGACACGACTGCGTACATAACTACCAATGAGATAACAGGAACTGGGTACGTGGCTGGTGGGAATACGCTAACAGGTGCAACGGTACAGACTTCTGGCACCACGGTGTATGTAAGTTTTAGTAATACGAGTTGGGCAAATGCGTCGTTTACTTGTCGAGGGGCTTTAATTTATAACGCAAGTAAGGCAAATCGATCTGTGGCGGTGCTGGATTTTGGTAACGACAAAATAGTGGCGGGGCAGACTTTTACGGTGGAGTTCCCGGCGAACGCAGCAAACAGTGCAATCATAAGGATGACGTAATGCTATCAGCAAATGGCGGCGCATTATTGGGAGATATTAGAGCAACTACGGTATCTGGTCGTGGGTTCACACCAGAGGAGTTGGTGGACAATACGTTGGATAGAATCATTTTCATAAGCGCTTCGGCAGACCCAGTTTTACGGCAACAAGCTGAAGCATTTAGGAAAAGTATTCGTGGTGTGTTACTTAACTACGGTAACCAATGCGTTAGATCAAACCACACTACGATTGCTAACCGTCTCCGTGATGTGGGACACCCTGAATTAACTAAACTTTTGGAGGGCTAACATGGCCGGATTTACTACAGCGATGCCGACTTCTTTCAAAGTCGAAATCCTAAAAGCAGTACACAATTTTTCTAACCCCGGTGGGAACACGTTTAAGTTAGCTCTTGGCAAAGCTTCTGGCGTGCTAACGGGCACCTATGGCGCTGCAACAACTAGTTACGACAACTTGACTAGTAACAGTGATGAGTTGCCTAACGGCTCAGGCTATACGACTGGGGGCAATACTCTGACGTCAGTAACACCAGTTGCAGATGGTACGACCGCAGTATGTGACTTTGATAACACCACTTGGACATCGGCTACGTTTACGACTTCTGGCGGGATTATTTATAACGACACAGCTTCTGGTAATCCAGCCTGCGCGGTTTTGAGTTTTGGCGGTGACCAGCAAGTATCGTCGGGCGACTTCCAGATTCAGTTTCCGGCGGCAACAGCCTCAACCGCTATTATTAGAATCGCCTAATAAGGAAGCAATGTGGCAGCCACAACTTGGGATCAGGGTTGGGGTGGTGGCGCTTGGGGGTACAACACATGGAGTGGGGTATCTCCGGCGTATGCAATTACGGATGGCGTATCTGGCACAGGTGCGGTAGGTTCTGTATTAATAGCAATAACTGAAACACCTACCGGAGTAGTAGGTACCGGAGCAGTAGAGAATGTAGTTGTATCCATTAGCGATACAACTCAGGTGGTTGGTGTTAGCGCCACAGGGGATGTAGATGGATTTATCGTTCCTACGGTAATCCAAAATCCAACCGGTATAGTTGGTAGCGGTGCGGTAGGTGATGTAGTTGTATCCGTCAGTGACACAATAGTAGTAACCGGCGTTCAAGGCGTTGGTGAAATTGGCGGGTTCATTGTACAAGTTGATGACGTTGTTGTTCCTGACACTGACAATCTGGTCGGAACCGGTGCAGTAGGCGACGTATTTGTTTATGTCGCAAAAATAGTTGTACCAACAGGGGTAGTAGGTACTGGAGCAGTAGATGGGTTTATTGTTCTAGAGGTAGCTGTTACACCAGCGGGAGTTTCTGGAACAGGTGCAGTAAATGATGTAACCATACGTGTTGATGATGTTGTCCCGGTAAATGGTGTAAGTGCCGCAGGTTTTGTTGATGGTTCTGGATTAATTTTAGTTGTTACTCACGAAGTAACTGGAGTCGATGGAACTGGAGCAGTTGGTGATGTAGCAATAGCAATCGATATTGTTGCAGTTGGGGTACAAGGAACTGGTGAAGTTGGTGCCGTAACCCCACAGTATGATGCTAATGTATCTGTTACTGGGGTTGAAGCTACCGGAGCTGTTGGAGATGCTGAAACTGTAGTCATACCAGTAATAGCTAGTGTATCTGCAACAGGGGCTATCGGGGCAGTTGGATTTGAAGTTGATGACAGCGTTTTAGTTACGGGTGTTCAAGGCACCGGTGCAGTTGGTACTATAGTGTTTAGGGGCTGGAGTACGATTAACGACTACCAAAATGTGGCGTGGGGCGTGATCGGTAACAGTCAAAACGCTGGTTGGAATGCAGTTAATACCGAACAGGAAGAATTAGTAGCGTAAAGAGGATAGACATGCCTACATCGTATACATCGTTACTGGGGTTTGCCCTCCCAGTTACCGGGGAATTACAAGGCACTTGGGGCACGACTGTTAACGACAGCATTACTGAGCTAGTTGAAGATGCTATCGCTGCAACCGCCACGGCTTCCGTTACTTCGGGTAATTGGACGTTATCTACCACTGGTTCTGGTGCGGCAAATGAAGCCCGATGCGCAATCCTTATCCCAACAGGAACACCGGGTGTAAGTAGAAATATCATTGCCCCAAGCCAGTCTAAAGCTTATATCGTCATTAATCAGTCTGATGCTGCGGTAGTTTTAAAAGGATCGGCAACCACGGGTGTAACTGTTGGTGCAGGAGATAAAGCACTTTGCGCTTGGAACGGGTCAGATTTTGTTCGGGTGGGTGCTTCAGCGGGTGGTTCTGATACGCAAGTTCAATACAATAGTAGTGGTAATTTAGCTGGCTCTGCAAACCTGACGTTTAATGGAACTACGTTAACCGCAGCAGGATTCTCAGGCCCAATCAACGGAACAGTAGGGGCTACGACCCCAAGTACGGTAGTTGCTACACAAGTAGATATTACAACGCAAGGTGATCTTAGACTTCAAGATTCGTCTGGCGGAGAATATGTAGCTATTCAAGCCCCTGCTGTTTTGTCGTCAAGCTATACATTAACAATGCCCACTACAGATGGTGACGCTAATCAAGTTTTAACAACAGACGGTTCAGGCGGTCTTTCTTGGACTACTCCCGCGTCTGCTGGCGTATCTAAAGGCCAGTCCATCGCATTCGCAATGATCTTCGGACTATAAGGAACCATCATGGCAAACCCAAACATCGTAAACGTTACGACTATTCTTGGTAATTCGTCGCAAACGTCTTTGACTACGACAAGCGCAACGTCGATTGCTAGTAACGCAGCATCAAGCGGTAAGGTCTACAAGATCAACTCGATCACGGTTGCTAACGTAGACGGCACGAATGCTGCGGATATTACGATCAGCGTATACAGCGCGGCTGCTTTAGGCGGCACGGCGTTCCCGATTGTATCGACCGTATCTGTACCTGCTGATGCGACGCTAATCGTGACTGATAAGACGACATCTTTCTACTTGCTAGAGAATCAGTCGATTGGTGCGACAGCGGGTACTGCCAGTGATTTGGTCGTGAATGCAAGTTGGGAAGAAATAAACTCATAAGGGGGCGTCATGCCACTACGTCCTCCTGCTGGATACATATATCCGGGCTACGATCCGCTGCAAGTTCCTAACGCGCCGACGATTGGTACGGCGACGGGTGGGGATGCACAAGCGTCTGTTGCGTTTACCGCTCCTTCAAATGTGGGCGGCAGTGCTATTTCTGCGTATTACGCTGTTTCCAATCCTGATCGGATTACTGCGAGTGGCGCTTCTTCGCCGGTTACTGTTACTGGCCTCACGAATGGCACGGCGTATACGTTCCAAGTGTGGGCGTTGAATACGTTTGGCCCAAGTCCGTTCAGCGCGGCGAGTGGAAGTGTGACGCCTGCGCCACCCTATGCGTTTTGGTTTGGCGGTTCTACGGGTGGCAACGTCATAGATCGTGTTGCGGTAACGAGCTTGTCTAATGCGATAGATTTTGCTGACTTTGGAACTGGATTGCCAACGGCGTCTACCGCAGCGGGTGGATCAAATACACGAGCCGTACTGGCGGCAAATAACACAACATCCAACGTGATTCAGTATTTTACTTATGCGGCTGGTGGTGTAACTGCGGACTTTGGCGATTTAACTGCCTTGATCGCAGCGATGGCTGGATGTTCAAACAACACTAGAGCGGTTTTTGCGGGGGGCGACAATGGAAGCACCGCTTCTGTTGCAACAATGAATTATGTAACCATTGCGACAACGGGCAATGCTATAAGTTTTGGCAATTTAAGTGTCGCAAGAGGGTGGGCACAGGGTTGTGCTACATCAACGCGCGGTGTTTTTGGTGGTGGTAATGATTTTGCTTCTGGTGCCTATTACAACATTTTAGATTACATAACCATAGCTACGACAGGCAACGCAATCGATTTTGGTGATTTAACAGTAGAACGAGAGCGCATTTCGTCCTGCTCTAATGCAACACGGGGTATTTGGGCTGGCGGAAGAACCACAGGTGGAACACGAGTCAATGTAATTGATTACGTGACCATGGCGTCTACTGGTAATGCTACAGACTTTGGGGATATGCTCTATGCAGCTCAAGGCATGGCGGCGGCTTGTACCGCGACTAGAGGCTTAATTGCTGGAGGCCAAACGACTGTTGGGTTCAATAACATAAATTACATAACCATTGATTCCGCAGGAAATGCAATTGATTTTGGGGATTTGTCTAGAACACACGCTGGATTTTGTGCTACGTGTGATGGAAATCCAGCACAACAACCTTGAGTCTAATTAGGCGGCTTTTTACATGAGAAAGAAGTCAAATGATCACGGAGGCCTCTAATGCCGTCATATAGCGGAGTCTGGAGTCTTCCAGCGGTATATCAAGCGGTGGCGCAGGGGAATTGGACAAGTTTTTTCCCTTATGGCGTATTTGGTGGTGGCTATTCAACAGCAGCATCAAACGTCATCGACAGAATATTATTATCTTCTACTGGCAATGCTTCAGATTTTGGCGATCTAACATTAGCAAGAGATAGTTTAAGTTCTTGTTCGTCCTCTACTCGGGGTATTTTTGGTGGTGGGTATATATCACCTTCTGGTCGCAACGTCATTGATTACATTACTATAGCTTCGGTCGGTAATGCCATAGATTTTGGAGATTTAAGCGTCACAAATTATTTTTTAACAGCATGTTCATCACAAACTCGTGGTTTATTTGGCGGCGGATATGATGAAAATGGAAATGTTAATTACAACACAATTGAATATATAACAATAGCGACTACTGGCAACGTAATTGATTTCGGCGATTTAACTGTTAGAAGAAGAGGTCTTGCTGCGTGTTCATCTACTACAAGAGGTGTTTTTGCTGGAGGTCAAAATCTTGGGGCGGTTCAAAATGTAATTGATTATGTAACTATCGCCTCTACCGGAAACGCAATTGATTTTGGTGACTTATTGACGGGCAAACAAAAATTAGCTGGATGTTCTTCTTCTACAAGAGGATTGTTTGGTGGCGGCACTACAGATTTGGGAAGTGCATTTACCAATGTGATTGAATACATCACCATTGCATCCGTAGGAAACACAATAGATTTTGGCGACTTAATAAACGCAGTAGACCAACTCTCTGCTTGTTCTAGTGCAACAAGAGGGGTATGGGCGGGAGGTCAAAGTAGTATAACTAATGTTATTCAATATGTGACTATAGATACAACTGGCAATGCTATCGATTTTGGCGATTTAACTGTTGCGAGATATGGTCTTGCAGCTTGCTCCAACGCACACGGAGGTCTATAAATGGGAATCGCAGACTGGAACGCTGGGATCATTAGGCCAGTGCCTGTAGCTCCTGCTGGCCCATTTCAAGACGGTGCAGCCAAAGGTGTATGGACGCTGGATCAGGTGGCTTTCTGGTTGAAGCAAGGGCTGTGGCCTATTGCGGGGAATGCTGCGCCGATTGGTTTATTTGCTGGTGGCGCTGGCAGCAACGTCATAGACAAAGTGATTATTTCAACTTTAGGAAACGCTACCGATTTTGGTGACACAAGTGTTGAAAGAAGGGCTTTGGCTTCTTGTTCTTCTTCTGTCAGGGGTGTTTTTGCGGGTGGGGAGTCGGTTACTAATGTCATTGATTATGTAACTTTTTCTACTCCGGGGAATGCGGTAGATTTTGGTGATTTGACTGTTGCAAGGCAGCGTGCTGCTGGCTGCTCAAATTATGTTCGTGGAGTTTTTGGTGGGGGGTCAACCCCAACTAACAGCAACGTAATTGATTACATTACGATAGCTTCAACTGGCAATGCTACAGATTTTGGCGACTTGACGGTTGCAAGAGAATATTTAGCCGGATGTGGGTCTTCCACAAGGGGGATATTCGGCGCTGGTTTGGCAGCATCTTATTCTAATGTCATTGATTACATCACCATTGCTTCGGCGGGCGATGCGGTGGATTTTGGCGACGTTCTTGTTGCGGAAGCAAGAATGGCGGCCTGTTCTTCAGACACACGCGGACTGTTTGGTGGTGGAACAACGGGGAGCACGTACTCAAACGTAATTCAATATATAACAATCGCCACTTTAGGCAATTCTTTGGATTTTGGTGATTTGACGCTCGGTCGTTATGCTTTAGGTGCTTGTGCTTCTGCGACGAGAGGGTTGTTTGGCGGGGGGTTCACTAGTTCAATCTCTAATACAAACATTATTGATTACGTCACCATAGCCAGCACAGGCAATGCTATTGATTTTGGAGATTTAACGGAAGCAAGAAGAGATTTGGCTGGCTGCTCCTCCGCCGCTGCCGCAGTCCAACCCACGCCGACAAGTGCTGCGATGGCGCTGTTTGGGGGTGGATTAACAGTCAGTCTCATTCAAGCTTCAATCCAATACGTAAACATTGCCACAACGGGTAATGCAATGATGTTTGGAGAGTTGTCATTTGCGGCAAATGCTGGAGCTGCTTGCGCTTCTTCTACTCGGAGTTTATTTGCTTTGGGTAGCAACAACGTGGCAGCCGTAAACGTAATAGATTACATTGAATTTTCTTCGTTTGGGAAAACTTCTGATTTTGGCGACTTAACTGTAGCTCGTTATGCACTTGGAGCTTGTGCATCATCAACTAGAGGAATTTTTGGTGGCGGGTTTGGGGCAAGCGCATCAAATGTCATAGACTACGTAACAATTGCCTCTGTCGGTAATGCCCTAGATTTTGGCGATTTGACGAGAGCGCAGTATTATTTGGCTGGATGTTCGTCAACAACCCGAGGGTTATTTGGTGGCGGCAACACTCCAAACAGCAACATTATTGATTACATCACAATTGCTTCTACTGGCAACGCAATTGATTTTGGTGATTTAACAGTAGCTCGTTATTATTTAGCTGCTTGCTCATCTTCAACACGAGGGGTGTTTGCCGGTGGATTATCCACTTCTCCAAGTTTCGCGGCTCAAAATGTAGTGGATTACGTAACTATTGCTTCTACTGGAAACGCTACAGACTTCGGCGATTTGACATCAGCCAGATATGGAATTACTGGCACATCAAGCGGAACAAGAGGTGTGTTTGGGGGTGGAGACAATGGTTCTGTACAAGTGAATATCATTGATTACATCACAATCGCCACAACAGGCAACGCAACCGATTTTGGCGATTTGGCTGCCGCAATAATTGACCAATCAAGTTGTTCCAACGCCCACGGTGGTTTATAAAAAGGAGAGAGAATGTCAAACGATCTAATCATCAGCAATATGCAAACGGCTTTGGAAGTTAAAAAGCCAGAGTACAACTTGATGTTGAAGAACATCCAAGACCGTTTGCCTGCGGTTGCCAAGGACACCAGCAACTTCCACAAGTCCCATTCCCAGTTCATGCAGGTGACTTTAGATGTGACGGCAATCACCCCGATCCGCTCCATCAAGCATACCTTGGCTGAGATTGATCGCACCAAATCAGCCCTGCAAGAAGCCTACGTCAATATGCGTAAGAAGCAGGTCGAACTGAAAAAGAAGCAACGAGAACTTGAATCCTGCACTGACGAGCTTGACCGCGAACTGCTAGAGATCGAAATCCTTGAAATCAACAGCCACCTCGAAGGTACGCAAAACCATGTGAACGGCGCACTGCGTAAGATGAACTTCATGGTCAACCAGCACAAGCAACTGCTGGAAAAGGTAGGCAAGAACGAGATCACCGAAGAAGATTACGAGCGCGAAGAGTCTCGCTACCACATTATGACTTGTATGAAGCAGGCATTGAACGCTGCTCGTAGCCGCAACGGCATGATTGATGAGGGCAACCTGATCTACCTGTTCGACTTAGGCATCAATGCGGCACAAGCTCAGGCTGAAGTTTTTGCTTACCTGAACATGGAGAATCAACTGATCTCTAACGGTCAGGCACCGACCCATGAGATGACGATGCGCTGGCTAGAGGCTTGTGCAGACAAGTGGGAGAAAGACCCTGAGACCTTCGCCAAGCGTCGCGGCTTCTCGGTATTTGATCGCTCGTCGTTGACGAATACGCCGCTCTTAGAGCAGGCACCTGACCCTGACAAGAAGGTGGCGTGATGCACTTGGTTATAGGCACCCCTGCTTATGGCGGCATGATGTGCACGGAATATGTGCAGTCGTTGCTTGCCTTGAAGGAAGCCTGTCTCCAGTACAACATCAAACTGACCTGCATATTTCTTGGTAACGAATCTTTGATTCAGCGAGGCAGGAACACGATTGCTTGGCACTTCTTGAATACGGATGCTACGCACTTGATGTTCATTGATGCTGATCAGAAGTTCGTGCCGAACGACATTGCTCGGATGATCAAGGCGGATAAGGGGATCATCGCTGGCGCGGTTCCAATGAAAGGCATCAATTGGGATGCGGTCAGAAAAGGGGCGCAGGCAGGCTACCAAGACTTGTACAAGTTGACAGGCGTGTTCAATGTGAACAAGTTGCCCGGTCATGATATGACTGATCCCAACCAGCCGTTCCAAGTCAAACATGCGGGTACTGGGTTCATGTTGATTCGCCGTGATGTCTTTGAGAAGTTGCGTCCGCATGTGGGTTACTACATGAACGGTGGCTCAACGATCCCTGTACATGCTGAGGTTTACGACTTCTTCAAAGTACAGAACGTCGATCACGAGCTATTGTCAGAAGACTACAACTTTTGTCATATGTACCGGCAGTACGGCGGTACGGTTTGGGTTGCTCCGTGGTGCGAACTGGGTCACTTCGGGGCGTATTGTTTTAGTGGGCAATATGCACAACAAGGAGCTTTTCATGGCACACCAATGCATCAAGTACCGTCTTAACGCTGACGGCACCGTACCTTCCTTTCTCTGCCTGCACCCAGAGGGTGTCGGTGGGGTTTTTGTCGTTGGCGACCCATCTACGCCTTCTCCGCGAGACATGGTGATGATTGGCATCTCTGAGGACAACAACACAGGCGATGCGGAAGTCATCCCTACGCAAGCTGACCTTCAGGCTTATCTGGCGCAAGTTGGCGCAAATTGGACACAGCCTGACCCTGCCAATCCTAATGACCCAGAGGCTACGATACCGTTCGATCCGGCTGCGGCTTCGGCTTGGGTTTGGGGCAGACTAACTGCGTTGAACGCTTGATGGGGTAAAAAATTGACCCGCTAACCCTTCTCGCTGCTGCAAATGCTGCTGTTGCGGCGGTTAAGAAGGGCTGTGAGCTTTACAAAGAGATCAAGGGCGCAGCGGGTGACGTCAAAGACGTGCTGAATGATTTGAAAGAGCAGTACAACAAGATTGTTGACCCGACACCTATACAGAAACAGCAGTACCACGCGGAAGTGCAGAGGGTGCAGGAGATAGCCAAGTCTGACCCCAACGACGTTTACACCCAAATCGGTGATCAGTTGGGTGTGTTGATGGACAGCTACGATGCTCTGAGTAAGGCGTTACTGGCAGAACAGATGGAAGGTAGCAAGGTATACAAAGGTGACGAGAGTATTGGTAGACGGGCACTGCGGCGCATTATCATAACGACGAGGCTGGATGCTATGTTGGCGGAGATACGAGAGACAATGGTGTACCGAGCGCCGCCGGAGTTGGGGTCACTCTGGAGCAAGTTTGAAGACATGTGGCAGACCATCGTCAAAGAGCAGGAAGCAGCCCACGCCGAGGAACTTAGACTGATACAAATCGCAAGATGGCGACGCAGAAAAAGAATAGCGGAAATCAGGGCAAAGCTAACGTGGATTTCAGCCGTGGTTTTCGTAGTAGCGTGGGCAGTGGGGCTGATGTGGCTGACGACAAGAAGCACAATGATGAAAACGTCCCTTGGTCACTGATTGTCGTGGTGCTTGCCGTGCTGTTGACGTTCTTCATCGTGATGCCAGTTCTTGCCTTTATGTACTACGACATGTATTACGCAACACAGGCAGCGGTACAAGAAGTAAAGAAGATGCGGGAGTTGCGCAAAGAAATACAAATTGAACGGATGTACGGTAAATAAGGAGCAATCATGCTGACTCTGATCTCTACTATTGGCGGCTACATTGTCGCTCTGTTCCCAAGACTCTTTGACATTTTGCAAGACCGTGCGGATAAGAAGCACGAATTGGACATTTTGCACATGCAGATGCAGCAGCAACTCCGGCTGACTGACAAGGGCTATTCCCCGGCGGATAAAACAGAAGAAGTCCGCGAGAATGACGAGCAGGATCACCAGCAGTACATGGCTCAGATGGGCATGGTCTACGGCAACCAAGAGAAGCTGTTGGAGTCTTCATCCCAGTGGGTCAAGGACATGACGGCGGCTACCCGTCCGTTTGTCACGTTCATCTTTGTGTTTGAGCTAGTCCTGATCAACCTGCTGACAATGCTGTGGATTTTCCTACACGGCGACAAGGTGACTTCCATTGGCGAGTTGATTCAGATCATGGAGATTGTGTTTGACGCGGATGAGATGGCGCTCTTGGGCACGATCATCGCAATGTGGTTTGGTTCCCGTGGTAACAGCAAGGCTGGTAAGTGATCTATCTGGTCTACGCCAAGCTGTTAATTACCGTCGGTTTGTGTGCTTATTTGATAGTTAATTTGCCATGAAGCTACCACTTGCCACAATTGCAATGATTAAGCATCACGAGGGGGTGCGGTACAAGCCCTACAAGTGTCCGGCAAAGCTGTGGACTATCGGGGTGGGGCATGTGCTCTACCCTGAGCAGGGTAAGATGCCAATTGATCAACGCGACAAGTTCGCACTAAAGATAGAGGACTTCCGTGTATTCAGCAAAGACGAAGTGGATAAAATCCTTGAGAAAGACTTACAGCGCTTTGTCGCTGGCGTTCTTCGTTACTGCCCTGACCATCTTAACGAAAATCGCTTGGGAGCGTTGGTCAGCTTTGCATTCAATGTTGGGCTAGGCACTCTCCAACGGTCAACCCTGCGGCAGAAGCACAACCGTGGGGACTTTGACGGCGTGAAGCAGGAGTTCCTGAAGTTCACCAAGGCGGGTGGCAAAGTCTTGCCGGGGCTGGTCAAGCGTCGAAACGATGAGATCGCCCTGTACTTCTCGGAGCCAAAGTGAACCCGTGGCTGATACTTGCCTTCGTCTTAGCTGTTGGCGCAGCGGCTACTGGGGGGTATTATCAAGGAAATCAGGCAGGGCGAGCCAAGATTCAACAGCAGTGGGATAACGAAAAGACTGCCCAGTATGTTCAGTATGTTAAGGCGATGGAGGAGTCTGTAGAGAAACAGCAACAACTCCAGATGGGTGCAGATAGGTTGCGACAGGAGAAAGATCGTGAAATCCGTGAAATTGCTGCTAGGAATACCGCTCTTGCTAACAGCCTGCGCGACCGCCAAACTCGCCCCACCTCCCAAACAAGTACCGTGCCCAGTACCACCGGCGTTGGATCAAGTGCCTGTACCGGAAAGCAGCTTTACCGAGAGGATGGCGAATTTCTTGTCAGGGTCGCTAGAGAAGCCGACGAACTCAGAATCGCCCTCAAGCAATGCTACGCCCAGTATGACGCGGCCAGACAAACGGTGAAATAAATGCCTCTCAAAAAGTTATTGTTCCGCCCCGGCGTTAACCGCGAGAACACACGGTATACAACCGAAGGGGGCTATTACGACTGCGACAAGATCAGATTTCGTCAAGGCACGCCAGAAAAAGTAGGTGGTTGGACGCCACTAAGTGTAAACACGTTTTTAGGAGTGTGCCGATCACTTTGGGCGTGGGTTACGCTTCAGTTCGTCACTTTGATTGGCGTAGGTACAAACCTCAAGTTTTATATTTCCCGGGGTGGCGGCTACTACGACATCACCCCCATACGTGCTGCGGCGACGCTAAACGGTCCGTTTGCAGCAAGTAATGGCTCCCCGGTAATTACGGTTACAGACACGTCGCATGGTTGCACAACAGGGGATTTCGTTACTTATAACGGTGCGGTTAGTTTGGGCGGGGCTATTACTGCGGCTATTCTAAATACCGAGCATCAAGTCACGGTGCTTAGCGCCAATACTTACACAATAACTGTGGGCGTTAACGCCACCGCTGGGGATTCTGGTAATGGAGGCTCTACTGTCCGTGCGGTGTACCAGATTAATACAGGTGCTGCGGCAGCTATACCCTTAAGTGGTTGGGGCGCAGGTGGCTGGGGAAGCGACGCTTGGGGTTTTGGAGAAACAACTTTTGGTGCCATGAGCCTGTGGAGCCAAAGTAATTTTGGGCAAGATTTAGTGTTCGGCCCTCGCGGTGGAGCTATTTATTACTGGGTTACCGCTATTGGCCCTACTCCTGTAGTTGTGACCATCACTGTTGCTTCTCCAGCAGTACTTACAGCAGCGGTACCACTGTTTGACGGTACACCAATTACGCTTGAGACTTCGGGTGCTTTACCTACTGGGCTGACAACTGGCACGACTTACTACGTACGCAACGGTGTAATTACTGGGGGCACTACTGTATTTAATGTCTCCACAACGGCAACTGGGGCGCTTGTAAATACTAGTGGTGCTGGGTCTGGTACGCAGTACATATCTTCCCGTGCGGTTAACTTAGCCGACTTTGGTGGGGCATCGGACGTTCCGGTGGTACAGAACTTCGTGTTTGTGTCTGACATCTTCCGGTTTGTGTTTGCGTTCGGAACCAACGACTACACCGACACCGAGCTAAATCCAATGCTAATTAGGTGGTCGGATCAGGAAGATGCAGTTAACTGGACGCCAGCGGCAACTACACAAGCAGGTAGTCTTACGCTGTCGCATGGCTCAGAGATTGTTACGGCGCTACAGACACGTCAAGAGATTGTAGTGTTCACCGATAGTACTGTGTACTCGTTGCAGTATCTTGGACCGCCTTATGTATGGAGTGCCCAGCTTCTTGCGGACAACATCTCTATACAAGGTCAGAACTGCGTAGCGGTTGCTTCCGGCATTGTGTACTGGATCGGTGTAGATAAGTTCTACAAGTATGACGGTCGGGTGCAGACTTTGCGTTGCGATCTGCGGCAATATATTTTTAGCGACATCAATACTTCACAAGCGGCGCAAATATTTGCGGGTACAAACGAAGGCTTTAACGAGGTCTGGTGGTTCTATTGTTCTGCTGACTCCACAGTTATCGACAAGTATGTCGTGTACAACTACCTCGAAGACATCTGGTACTACGGCACGATGGGGCGCACCGCATGGCTTGACAGCGGTATTCTTGACTACCCACTTGCTGCTACATATAGCAACACCTTGGTGTATCACGAGAATGGTCTGGACGACAATACTACTGGCACGCCGGTTGCGATGAATGCCTACATAACGTCTTCAGAATTTGACATCGAGGACGGGCATAACTTCGGGTTTATCTGGCGTATCGTGCCCGACATTACGTTCCGTGGCTCCACTACTAACGCCCCGCAAGCGACGATGACTTTGATACCGCTAAAGAACTCTGGCTCTGGATACACTAACCCACCATCCGTAGGGGGTTCTGATTCTGGTACGGTGACGCGCACGGCAACAGTACCAATCGAAGCATTTACTGAGTACGTATATGTACGTGTTCGTGGGCGGCAGATGGCATTTAAAGTTGAGTCCAATCAGCTTGGGGCTACGTGGCAGTTGGGTGCCCCTCGAATCGACATCAAGCCGGATGGTCGCAGGTAATGGCTACCCTCATCCCGTCAAAGGCTCCCAACTTACCGATAGCTACTGTCGAGTATGAGGCTAGGTATCAGGATCAGCTTACTAACGTCTTGCGGTTGTACTTCAACACAATCGACAATGCCATTGGTGAGATCATCCGCACCCTAGCCTACACAGGACCGTTCGATACGATCTACGCTAATACGGTTGACGCGACCAACGTAAACGCAACAAATGTAAATACTGCCAATCTGACATCACTATTTGCCACCATACAACAGCTTCAGGCCAATACGGTCACCGCTGCAAACTTCCAAGGCGGGAATGGTGTTTTCAATAATTTAACTGGTTCCAACGTCAACGCCAGTTTGTTTACCGGTGCTGGCAGGCAAATCAATTTCCCACACGGGGCGTTTTCTAGCACCTTAAATCAGGCAGACGGCAACATAACCACAGCCTATGCGCTGACCTATGACACCACGGACTATTCCTATGGGGTCAGTATTGGCAGCCATACAGCCACATTTACTGGTTCGATAGCTACAACCACCCTAACCGTTACAGCCAATAGTGCTGGGTCAATACTGCCCGGAATGCTTATTACTGGAACGGGGGTTTCGGCTAATACATACATAGTTACTCAGTTAACCGGCACGGCAGGCGGTACGGGAACCTATTCCGTAAGTGTTTCACAGACTGTAAGCAGTACAACAATCACTGGAACTAGATCATCAAAGTTAGTAGTTACTTACTCTGGAAGATACAATATTCAGTTTAGCGCCCAGTTGGTAAATACTGATTCTCAAATCCATGACATAGATATTTGGTTTAGAAAAAACGGTGTGCTTAGTGCTTCGGCTGACCTAGCCAATAGCAATAGTCAGTTTTCAGTTCCAAACAAACACGGAAGTATTGACGGGCACCTAGTCGCGGCCTTGAACTTTTTTATTGACTTAGAGGCAGGCGAGTACATAGAGATCATGTGGCATACATACAATACAGCCACAACCGTTCAAGCTCTTCCCGCAGTTGCAGCATCTGGTACAACCCCGGCAATTCCAGCAACCCCGTCAATTATTGCCACTGTGTCCTATGTTTCTGCCTCGTTTAATCCTAAAACTGAAATCACCCCAATCGGGGTTTCTGGTTATGGGCGAATAGGCACGCCAACCATTGTAATCACTTGACAGTTCAAACATAATATGACCAGTTACGAATTAAGGAGGCTCTTATGGGCGGCTTAGAAACAGCGCTACTTGTTGGCGCAGCAACCGGTGCAGGTACATCAGCCCTAACAGGTGGTGACCCCCTAAAAGGAGCGCTCTTTGGAGCTTTGGGCGGTGCAGTTATGCCGGGCATTGGGCAAGCTTTAGGGGGGCAGGCAGCGGGTACTGCGGCTAGTACTGCGGGTTCTACCGCTGCTAACGTGGGGGCGAATGTCGGGGCGAATGTAGGAGCCAACGTAGGGACGGCTGCGGCAAGTAGTTTGGATGATCTTATGGCAGCCGGGCTGTCAAGAGAAGCTGCGCAACAAAGTATGTTAAACGCGCAGTCAGGGCTTAATGTTGGACCAATAACCCAAACTGCCGGGAACGTCGTACCACAAACTGGTTTCATGGACATCTTCAAGTCCACTCCGGGCGGTCCTGAGTTTGGGCAACGACTTGGTAATTACATCGTTCAGAACCCGGGACAGGCTGCAATGTCGGGCAGTAGTCTTTCCAATACGCTATTTAACCAGCCTAATTTTTCAGCCCCATCTAATGAGTACGATGGTCCGCTAAAAAGATTCCGGTTTAGACCAGAAATGTATCGTCCCGCGTTTGCTGGAGGTGGTGGGATTACCGATATTGATCTTGGCAGCACGGCTCGGCTGACTGGTACCCCCGTTACAATGATGGCAAGGGGTGGTATCGCTGATCTTGGTGGTTACTCTGATGGCGGCAGACTGTTGAAAGGACCCGGAGATGGCATGTCGGATTCGATTCCTGCTCGTATTGGTCGCCGCCAACCTGCTCGGCTTGCTGACGGTGAGTTTGTGGTTCCTGCTGATGTGGTGTCGCATTTAGGTAATGGCTCAACTGATGCAGGTGCCAAACAACTCTACGACATGATGGACAAAGTGCGCCGTGCACGTACAGGCAACAAAAAGCAAGGTAGAGAGATCAACCCTCGCAAATTTGTGCCCGCTTAAGGATTTGCTATGAGCTATTCAAGACGACAACTAGAAGCTTTGGGCGAGCCGTTTGGCTCTTGCGCTACACGTGTAAAGCCGGGTGGGTATGGGCGTATTTATGGTGTAGGTAACGAGCCAGCACCCGCAGGCAGCGTACCAGCAGAGGATTCTGACTATTACTATCAAACTGGTAGCATGTCAGGTCCCGGTCAATTTATGGTGGCAAACCCCGAATATAAGGGTCCAGCGTATGTACCAGCCGCCGCAGGAGTAGTACCACCAGAGGACTCTGACTTTTATTACCAAACCGGTAGCATGGCGGGTCCCGGGCAATATATGGTGGCAAACCCTGCATATAAGGCAGACGTACCGGCCTATGTTCCATTTACACCTACCACGACGGCTGCGGCTTCTACTGGTGGAGGTGGTGGAACTACAACTACTACGGGTGGGGGTGGTGGAACTACAACTACTACGGGTGGGGGTGGTGGAACTACAACTACTACGGGTGGGGGTGGGGCAACTACAAACACTGGTGGGGGTGGTGGAACTGCAACTACTACGGGTGGCGGCGGTGGTAGTAACTGGATTAATGCGGGTGGTGCTACGCTCTTTGAAGGAAATACTGACGCCATAAGAAACTACATCAGTAATCTCTATACGAACGAATTAAATCGTCCAGCAGACCCAGCGGGTTTGGATTGGTGGACTAGTCAAATTGCGGCTGATGGTAAAGTTTCGCAGGACGAGTTAAATGCGTGGCGTGAAGGAGCTAAAGCTAAAGGAGAAACACTCGTAAACGTATCGCAACAAGAAGCAGCTAGAAGGGCGGCAGAAGAAGCAGCTAGAAGGGCAGCAGAAGAAGCAGCTAGAAGGGCAGCAGAAGAAGCAGCTCGCACTGGGCAAGGTACAGCTATCAATCGTCCGGGCGGTTTTTTAGGCGCTCCGTTTACTGGTGGACGAGAATACAACCCATTTTATGCAGGGCCTGATGCGCGTTCTGATTTGGTGAACATGGCGTATCAAAGGCTTTTGAATAGACAGCCAGACCCCGAAGGACTTGCGTATTACAGTCAAGAGATGACTCGTGGGCTGACTGGTCAGGGATTGGTATCTAGGCTGGCAAACTCACCTGAGTTCCAAAGATCGCAAGATTTTCAACGTGCGTACACTGCGACATTCCGTCCCGGCTATCAAGAGTTTGGGCCAAGCGGTCAGTACAATCAGCCAATTTACTTAAGTAGTTATACGAACTACGCAAGGTCGCCTGAGTTTGCTCAACCCCTGTACAACACGACTATGATGACTCCACAGCAATTAGGCTATGGGTTTGGGTCATTTAATCCGTTTGCATACGGCGGCGTCAACGAATTTGCAAGTGCGGATACTGCGCCAGCAAGTTCAAGTACAGCGGGTGGAAGTACGGCTGCGGCAAGAGGAGGCAGAATTAAAAATGATGAAGGTATTGCTGCGCTATTGAAGCGATGAGTTTAAGCGTACAGTCAGTCGCTACGGAATACATAAGCCAAGTATGGCCTATGGTGCAGGAGTACTTTCAGGAAGCATTAACAAAAGGCGGTGAGGAAGTTGATTGGGAGCCGGGGTACAACATCCATCACATCCAGTCATTCTTAACCACGGGGCAGTGGCTGCTATTAGTTGCAGCAGATGAGACTGGAAAGATACATGGTGCGGCTACAGTTTCTTTCTCTAACTACCCAATGCACCGGGTCGCTTTTATTACGTTGATAGGCGGCAAGCTTATCTCTAACAAAGAAACTTTTGCGCAGCTAAAAGAAATTCTGCGTCAACGCGGGGCTACAAAAATCCAAGGGTATGGTCGTGAGGCCATAGTTCGATTGTGGAAACGGTACGGATTTGAGCCACGTACTACTTTAGTGGAAGTGAAAATATGAACTACTCACGACGCCAGTTAGAAGCTTTTGGTGAGCCGCTTGGGGATTCGGTAACACGTGCCAAGCCGGGCGGTCGTATCTACGGAGGTGGTGGCGGAGGGCATACCACTAGCACGGTGACTCAGCAGAACATTCCTGACTGGCTGCGCCCACAGACAGAAGCATTGCTCGGCGGGGCAACTAAAGAGTTTTTCCAAACCCAAGAAGTTCCCGGTACCGATGGTGGGGCTAGTACTTTTAATATCACCGGCATCAAGCCGTATGTGCCCTACAGCGTCAATGCTAGAGACTATGTAGCTGGCTTTAGTCCGATGCAACAGCAAGTATTTTCTGAGTCCGCAAATATGCAGCGGCCTGCTGGCTTTGGTTATGGCTCCGAGCTTGCTGGTATTGCTGGGCTAGGTGGGCTTGAGAGCGCTAGTAAAGGATTTGGTTACGGGCAGGCCGGGTTTGGCGCAGGTCAGTTGGGGCAACAACTCGCTGTAGGTCGAGGCGGTATGTTCGGCAATCTGGGTGCTGGCCTTGGTATGCAGGCCGCTGGTATGGGTGGTCGGTACGAGGGTATGGCAACTACCCCCGGCACTGTTCAGTCTTTCATGTCGCCGTACCAGCAAAACGTAATCGACACGCAGAAGCAAGCTGCTATCCGTGATTACGACATCCAGATGCAGAACCTTAAATCGCAAGCGGCTAGAAGCGGTGCGTATGGTGGGTCTCGACAAGCTATCCAAGCGGCTGAAGCACAGCGTGCTTTGAATTCGCAACTGCAAAACATCGAGAATGTAGGCCGTCAGTCTGCATATGACAGAGCTATACAGTCCATGCAGTTCGGCACCACGGCAGGTTTGCAAGGACTCCAAGGCGCTCAAGCAGGTCTTAGCACAGCACTCCAAGGTGTTCAGCAACAACTTGCTGGTACTGCGCAAGGTATGCAAGGCGCACAAGCGGGCCTACAAGGTGTTGCGGGGGCACAAGCAGGATATGGCTTAACAGGTCAATCTGCGCAAAACATGGCGAATATCGCTAGACAACAACAAGAAGCCGATCTTGCACGTATGGGATTCCAAGCACAACAAGGTCAAGCTCAAAGAGCCGCAGAGCAAGACATCATCAACCAATCCATTCAGAACTACGCTCTGGCGCAACAATATCCAGCACAACAGTTGGCTGCATACAACGCGTTGCTACGTGGTCAAGCAGCCCCTGCAACTACCGTATCTCAATATCAGGCTGCGCCTAGTGCGTTGTCCCAGATCGGTGGTCTTGGTTTAACTGGTGCTGCCATGTATGGCATGATGAATAAGAAAAAAGGCGGCAAGATTGAGACGAAGGATGACGATGGTATTGATGACCTTCTCATTCGCAAAACCATGAAAAAGGTGAAAGCATGAGCGTAACCGGATTAGGCCGTATTGCTATGGCTGAAAAAATGTCTGTGGCGCAGCTTAAAGAAGCTTTGGAAAATAAAACGCTTCCTGCGTATATCGCGGCGCCTTTGCTTGAAGAAAAACTGGACATGCAGGAGCACATGCGTACCTACGCAATGATACGGGGAGCGCAGCAGTCTAAATCTCAACCCCCAATTCTGGATCGTGTCGTGCAGCGTGCTGAAGCTGCGGGTATTGACCAATTGCCTAGTAACTTAGCGCCTACACGGGATATGGCTGGCGGCGGTATTGTTGCGTTTGAAGGGGGCGGCGAGGTAGAGAAACCCATGCGGTTCCAGAACCAAGGTTTGGTGCCTAAGACGCAGGAAGAAATGGACCGCGAAGAAATGATGGATACACTTCGCCGCATGAAAGCAGCGGGTATGGATGTACTTAGCTTACCCGTTCGAGGCGTTGCAGGCGCTGCTGAATCTGTAATTACTCGCCCACTTCGTGCTCTTGGTGTACCAATACCTTATATACCTAGCGCTTTTTACGGCGGTGATTCTTCCAGCATGACTCCTTACTACGATGTAATTCGTAGACAAGATGAAGCAAAAGCGGCTGCCGCTGCTAAACCAGAAGCTCCTAAAGTTGACGCTAAACTTCCTGAAACGGCGGTAGCGCCACCGGCTAATAAGGGGACTACTGGTGCGGCACCCAAAGCACCATCAGGTGCAACTGGTGATAGAGGAATTGCAAGTCGTATTTCAGAGCCTCCAAAACCTCCTTCCCTCACCGGCCCTACTGCTACAGAAATTACAAAAGGCTTTATGGAAGGGGATAAGGGCTATTTGGCAAGAAGCGAAGACCGAGAAAAACGTCTGATGGAGAATCTTGGAAAAGATCGCCTGCAAGGTAAAGCTTTTGAAAGTTACGAAAAAGCCTTGCGTGACGAAGGTATACAGGCAGGTCTTGACAAAAACCAAGCCAAATATATGGCTATGCTCAAAGCTGGTTTGGCAATGATGTCAGGCACATCGCGGCACGCGTTGGAAAACATTGGTAAAGGCGCAATGGTAGGTGCTGCTGACTACCAAGAAGCTTATAAAGACCTGCGTAAAGCTGAACGTGAACGTACCAAAGAATTTGCGCTTATTGAACAGGCACGTCGTGCCGAAGATCGTGATGACCTCAAGCGTCGGGATGAACTACTCATGAGAGCATCTGACGCCGCCCAAAGGCGTGATGATTTTGGCACCAACGCGCTAATGAGTGCGGGCATAGAAGATACACGCGCTGCTCGTGATTTGTGGAAAACACAGTACAGTGCTGCCTTTGACGTATGGAAGACTAGAGAAACGATTGGTGCGCAGGAGAGAATTGCGAAGGATCGTAATGCGGCTTATCTTGCTGCTGCAAAAGCTCGTGGGGAAGGGCGTGGGGGGCTTACGCAGTATCAACTTGCCCGGATACGCCAAGAAGCAATAAAGAATGTGGACGAAGGGCAAATCAGGGCGGATATGGCTAAAGCCGCAAAACTTTCAAAAACTCCTAGACCCGGCGAAGATGCGAGTTTTGATGCCCGTGTAAATAAAGCCTATGAAGATAGACTTAACCAATACATAGAGCGGCAGTTAGGCGTTTCTGGAGGCAATCCTTTTGCTGGGTTTTCCCTTGAAGATTGATTAGAGGAACGTCATGCCTATCTATAAGGTACGTGCTCCTAACGGCAAGTTGTATCAGATTGAGGGTCCAGAGAACGCAGATAAGAACGCGTTGTTCCAAACCGCCAGTCAGTTATACGAGCAAGACGAAAACAGGCGTTTACGTAAAGAATATGGTCCCGGCCTCCTTGGTACGTTAGGGGAGTCTGCCGTTCGTGGGGCGCAACAACTTGGCGTAGTTGGTGGGGACATTATCCCTGCCATGCTCGGTAAGACTTTTGGTTTTGAAGACTACGCCAAGCAGCAAATGGAAGAAGCTGCTAAGTCTCAGCAAGAGATTTTCAGGGCACGTCCCCCAATCTACGAGTCATACAAAGAGCCTGAATCCATATATCAAGGACTTCAATTTGGCGCTCAAGTAATTGGCGAACAAATCCCCAACATCGCTACAGCCCTTATCCCCGGTGTCGGGGGCGGTATTTTTGCAGGGCGTGCTGCTTTATCTACAGTAGGTAAGTCCCTTGCAACCCAAGCTGCTGAACGTGGTCTGGTTGGCGAAGCTGCTACTGCCTTTATCGCCGAGGGCATGAAACGTGCTGCCCCACAGATTGCTGCTAAGGCGCAGCTTGGTTCGGATGCGGGTGTGTTTTTGGGGTCGTACGCCCAGAACGCTCCAGAGATTTTCCAAAACGTGTTTGAGAAAACCGGCGAGATGGATGTCGGCACGTCGCTACTCTTTGGTGCTGGTGCCGCTGCTTTAGATTCCGTTCTCCCTGCGCAATTATCGCGGCAGATGACTGGCCCACTTAAGATGGGCATCGTAGAGAAAGTGCTGGAGAAATCCGGCATGGATCGTAGTTTACTACGCAGTGTTACTTCTGGCCTCATCAAAGGCACTGCGGGTGAAGGTCTTACCGAAGGCGCACAAGAAGCTATCAGTATCGCCGCAGAGAACTTTGTTGCTAAGAACCCACAAGTATTTGAGAGCAAAGAGTGGGATCGGATCATGGAAGCCAGCGTGCGTGGTGCTATCGCTGGTGGTGGGTTCGGTGTTGCAGGTGGGTCAGTACAACGCCTACGCGAAAGAGCGGAAGACTTACGTGTTCAAGCCGAACAAGCTGAACGTGAACGGCGTGTCGAAGATGCGGCTCGTCTGCGCCGTGAAGTTACTGAAGCAGAACAGCAAATAGCTGAACTTGAGGCGCAAAAAACTCAGATGGAGTTGCCGGGGTTAGAAACCGGTGTGTACACAGCCCAATACCAGCCAGAAGAAGTTACCAAGAAAGCTGAAGAAGGTGCTAAAAAGAAGTTGGGTGGCAAGCAACTGGAGATGTTTGGGCCAGAAGGTGAACTAACCAAAGAAGCCGAAAAAGCCGCAACCGCTGATGAGAAGCGTGCGGTAAACATTGCTCGCCAACAAGCTAAGAAAGAAGCGACTGAACTAAAGCAGTATCAGGATAATCTGAAGAAGTTCTTGGGTGCTAAGCAACTTACGCTGCCCGGGCTGTCGCCTGAAGAAATCGCGGCTACACAGCAACAACAAGCCGACCTTCAAGAACAGATTAAAACTACTGGGCAGGGCGATTTGTTCTCGGGCATGCCCCCCGCACCGGCGGTTGAGGCTGCACCAGCAGTTGAAGAAGCAGTTGCCGAACCCACCAAAGTAACAACTCCTTCTGGTATAGAAGGAACTATCATCAGCGCGGACAAGACCGGACTTGCTGCGCTTGGCAAACAACTTGGGATTGGTCGTACGGCAAAGATACTGCGCGAAGATGGACCGCTTGCTGGTAAAGATTTATCTGATCCAGAACAGGCTGCTGAAGTTAAACGTGTATTGGAGGCTTACGCATCAGGCAAACCAGCCGAGGGCGCTCCTGCCAAGATCGAAGAATTCTTGAAACGTCCTGAGTTTCAGGTTGCCCCAACGGAGGTGCCAAGTGAGCCAACTGCACAATTTGACATCGGAAGAACTGAGCTTGGCGTTCCGAGTGATATCACTGATGGAAGAGAGGCAGTCAGAGATCGAGGTGCCGGAGAAGTTACAGAACCTATCAGCGGAGGATTGGATGAGGCTGGACTTGCTGCTGGAGACGTTGATGTCGGAGAAGAGGTTGCTGGGCGTCCACTAGGTGTTAGAGAAGCGCAAGATGTAGCCAAAGCTGAAGCTGGTGTTGATAAGGCTGTTCAGCAACAGATCGACTTCGTAGCCCAAAACGATGAGCGTGCTAACAACATCCTAACTGGCATGTTGCGGCAGATTGCCTCTGCCGAAGGGATTAATCCTAAAACAATGCCGTCGGAGGACTTCCGTGGCACACCGGCGCATGACTACTTACGTCTGGCAAACCTGCTAAATGAATACGCTCGGCTAAAAGATTTAATAAATGCACCGGCAGCTACCCCTGCGGAAAGGGCGCAGGCCACACGCAACCAGCAAGAACTTGGTGTTATTAACGACGCCATCATGGAGTCTGGGCCAGATATGGCTCCGTTTCTTGAAGCGTTTGAAACAGCTACGCCTGCCCAAAAAGAACAGATACTGTCAAACATCAATAGGGAAGCCGTTTCAGAATTTGAAGAAACCGCTAGGGAACGTGTACGCAACCTAAAAACCGAGGCTGAGAAAAAAGCACCTCCTCGTCGTGCGCCTGTTTCTGAAGCAGAACTTGATGCACTTGCTGATGAGTTCAACGAGCGCTTGTTTGAGAAGACAGGTACTAAACTATTCTTACCGGCGCATCGCGGGCCTGAACTAAATGACGCTGGTAAACAACTTGTACAAGACGGCAACGTCAACGGCCTGCTCGACCATCTACGCAACTCCAGTACCAGCAAGCCGCTGCGGATGATCTTGTCCAAGATCAAGAGTCTGAATCTCAAGACTAAGATTGTGGTGGGCAACCCAGAAGGCCCGATGGCGCTTCCCGATGCGTTTTATCGTTGGTTTGGTGATAGCAAGGTTGTTGACGAGAACGGCGATCCGTTAGTTGTATACCACGGCACGCATGCTGACATCGATAAATTTAAAGTCAGTAAAGAAGGCGGGGCGTTAGGTAATGGTATCTATGTGACACCAAACCCAGAGTTCGCCAGTGGATATGCTGAGCCGTATCAAGCCGATGGCAACGTCATGCCCCTGTACGCATCCATCAAAAACCCGCTGGTCCTTGACGGATCAATTGCCAAAGACCCGATGGTAGAGGCACTGGTACGGCTTGGCGTTGACCGTACTAAGGCGGAGCGGATTGTTGAAAAGGCTTACGACGAAAAAGGATATATAACTAACGAAGTAAAGAGTAGGGCCACTGCTCAAGGCTACGATGGAATTATTAAATATCGAGACAATGAGATTAGTGAAATAGTAGCCTTTAATCCAGCTCAAATTAAGTCTGTATTTAATAGCGGGGCGTATGGTCAGAAAGAAGGCCGTATCCTTTATTCACCAAAAGCTGGTTCCTTTGACCCACGTACCAATACCATAACCATCAGCCCCGAGTTGGGGATGAACGAGCACACGCTGCTGCATGAACTCATGCACGCTGCCATATCCCATGTGCTACGCAACCCTAACCTGCCGGTCACCAAACAGTTAACTGCCCTATTCGAGCAGATTCAAAACCAGATGGGTACGGCGTACGGTGCCCAAGACTTGCAGGAGTTTGCTGCTGAACTGGTAAGTAACCCTGAGTTCCAAGCCCTGCTCAAGACCATCAAGGCTCCCAAGAGCAAGAACATGTTTGTGCGGTTCATGCAGACACTGGCAGAGTTCTTTGGATTTGCTAAAGGCACCAACGCATACGATAAAGGTTTGAAGTTAATTAGTGATGCTCTGGACATCTCGGCTGATGTAGACCCGTCAGTTGGAGACCTGCTGTTCTTGGGAACTCCTAACGGCGCAAACACAGGGTTTGGTGTAGTTGGTCGTATCGGGCAGGCGATGCCTACGCTCGCTGGTAGGACTGTAGAGGGCACCAAAAACTACTTGTCGAACGTGCCGGGAGACGCGCAGTCCATCGCAATGGGTCTGCTGCGCTTAGACAACATCAACACTATCTACCGCAAAGAACTACCGTCCCTGCAAAAGCTTATAGATGCTTTGGAGTTGCGCAACGGTACGGAAGAACAACGCATCAAGGTAATCAACACTAATTACAAGCGCTTCTTGGGTGTAGAAAGACGCAACCCACAGGCCATGCAGCGTATGAATGACATGGCGATTGATGCGCGACTTGAACAAGTTGACCTGCTCGATCCCAAATTTAAACCAGCGCCTGCGCAACAAAGCGAATACCGCCGTTTAAAGAATGTGTACAACGCGCTACCTGCCGAAGTACAACAAGTTTATAAAGACATTCGTGGCGCTTACGACTCTGCTATTAACGAGTACGAAGACATCCTGATCAACTCTGTTCAAGACCCATCGGCTCGCCGTAAATTAAAAGCCCAGTATGAGGCGCGTAAGCGTCAGGTTGGCTATATTCCGTTCCTGCGCCGAGGCGACTTCTGGGTTGAATACGATGAAAACGGCGAGCGTGCAGTACAAGCGTTTGAGTCGCAACGTGAGCGGCAGAGGTTTATCGAAACGCAACTCAAAGGTAAACCACATAAAGTTTATCGGAACCTAAACGAAGCCACTTTTAACCAGAGTACGCTGCCTTCCTCATCGTTTATTGTCGGGTTGATGGGCGAGTTGAACAAGCAGGGTGCCAGCCAGACACTCAAGGACAACATATATCAGTCATATCTTGCGTTGTTCCCCGCTGAATCTTTGGCAAAGAACTTCATGAAGTCCGACAATATTCGGGGCATGGAGCGCGACATCGTGCGCGGGTATGGCGAAACGATGATCAAGTGGGCACGTAAGTTAGCGTCCAGTAAATACAATCCTGAGATTGACCGTGCTTTGAGCGAGGTTGCAACCCAAGGTAACGAGGCTTCAACAAAACCAGAAGGTGCTGGAGCATACGCCGCTGCTCAAAACGTGGTAAGTCAGGCAGGCTTCTTCCATAACCCAACCTATGACGGACTTACCAGCGCGGCAACAACGATTAGTTATCTCAGTTACATAGCAGGCAACGTATCGTCAGCGTTAATTAACTTGACTACGTTACCGATGTTTTCGTGGTCGATTCTGGGTGCCAAGTTTGGGTTTGATCAGTCTTTCCTTGCACTGTCGTCAGCTTCCAAAACCACAATCGACTACATTTTTAACAACAAAGTACCCGCCAAGTATGCCAAGCTGTTTGATGTATTAAATGACCACGCGCAGCTAGAACACACAATGGCACGAGAAGTGTTGGAAGGGCGTCGCCAAACAACTTCTGAATTTACTGGCATCAAAGCCCGGATCATGGACGTAGTGTCCATACCGTTTAGTAAGACTGAAGTCTTAAACCGTGGTGCTACGGCTATCGCCGCATATGATCTGGCACGTGGTAGCGGGATGAATGAGCAGGATGCGATCCGCTACGCCTTAAATACCGTAAAAGAGATCAACACCTCCGGCCTGTCATCGACTGCCCCGCGCTACATGCAGCATCCGTTAGGGCGTATCTTCTTTACGTTCAAGTCTTTTGTGTGGAACACCGCGTTTGTAGTAGCCCGTGCCTTCCATCAGGCAACTAAAGGAGAAAGCCAAGCGGTTCGCAAAGAAGCCTTTAGGCAGCTTATTGGTATCTACGGCATGGCGATGGCGTTCGCTGGCATCAAAGGACTTCCATTCATGGGGGCCACGTCTACATTAGCGACTATGATCAACGCGTTGCTAGGAGACGATGACGAGCCGTACGACTTTGACGTGATGATGCGTAACTGGACGAACGAGCTGTTCTATAAAGGGCTTGTTAACTACGCAACCAACTTGGAGATTGCTAACCGTGTAGGCGTGGCAAATGACCTAATCTTCCGTGATGATCCACGAGGCGTTGCTGAAGATGGCTACGTGATGACTGCCATGAAGCAAGCGTTCGGTCCTGCTGGGTCGTTTGCAGTGGGTGTTGGTAATGGCGCGAAGCTTGTATCGGAAGGTGAGGTCTGGCGTGGGATTGAGGCCATGACGCCAAGCGTCATACGAAACGCAATGAAAGGTTTTCGATATTTAAACGAAGGCGCGTTGACACTTAAGGGAGACCCTGTTGTAGAAGATATATCCACATACAACTCCCTAATGCAAGTCATCGGCTTCTCCCCTGCCCACTTATCAAACGTCTACGAAGAACTTGCAATGAAGAAGGGCTTCGAGCGGGAGATCATGGAGAAGCGCAAAAAGCTGCTGAACAAGTACGACATGGCACGCCGTGCCGGAGACTCCGATCTGATGGACGAAGCACGGGAAGAAATTAGTGCGTTCAATGAGCGTCGTATTGACCCCAAAGCCAAGATTACCCGCGATACTTTGATACGTTCGGAAAGAGCTAGGGAAGCTGCCGAGAAGAATATGATCAATGGGGTGCGGTTCAATAAGAACCTGATGCCAGAGATTGAGGCTTTGTTGGATGAGGATGAGGACTAAAAAGACCCCCGGACTTGCCGGGGGTTAATTCTTCTCCAGAGAGAGTGGCGGAGAAGAAGAGTGCGAGGGCATTATATCCTCAACTCTCCAAACCCGTAAGCCATACTTCCCCTTCTCCACTACTTGTTTACAGACAACTTTTAATTTCAGGCGTCGTGCTTCTGCCTCAACAAATCGCTGAGTAAGTTTGCGATCCAAACAAGGCACGAAGAATGAGGTGCCCGGCTGAAATTTATCCCACTCAATCAGCAGTGGCAGTCCCAGTATCTTCATTTTTTAGCAACACAGTTTCGCTAAAGTATTCCAGTTTGGATGTATCGAAGCAGATGGCGCTAACTGGGGCTTGCATATTCGCGACGGTTCCTGCTGTCATGCGCTTCTTCTTGATCTCCACGAACGCTTTGTTCTTGCGATAAGGGATCAAAGATTCTTCAAAGTTCATGAACAGCTTGGAGCAGTCGTCCCTATAAGCCTTTGTAACAACAAACAATAGTTTAGTGTCCGGTTCATATCGTATGATCAGTGCCCCGCGAGGTTCACGAATCGGTCCATATTCTGCACCAGTGCGCTTGTCGCGATTGCCATTGATGACCAGAATCTCGTGAAAGTGACGCTGCAAAAACCCACCAAGAAAGTCATCGGCATCCAGCATCAGCTCTTTGGTGCGAACACGTGTCTCCTTGACCAAGTTAACGCCAAAGTCAAACACCGGCTTGATTGGTATGTCGTGCAAGCCAAGCATCTTGGCAATAGCACCACCTGCTATATTGATTGTGACCATAGCTGACCAGTACCGTTCTGTATTCGTAATGCCAGCAGCCGCATCTATCTTGGCTTCGAACTCCTCTATCTTCTTAATCACCATCGGGAGTTGGCCTAGTATCGCTTGCGAATACGGCTCGATAGCATGCCCGTAGTTAGCCATTAGTCTGCCAAAGTGATTCCTTGACCATGCAGGATCGTTGTACGTATCTGGCTTCATGTTGATCTCCAAGATACGATTTAGTTCGCCATCGGGAAAGCCCTTTATGTTTAGCAGCATGTCGGGCACTGACCGATTGCTTGACGTAACCAACCCACTAGAAAACTTGGTGTGGTTTAGTCGCTCGGCGTTCTCGTGCCGACTCATTCGGTTCTTGCCCCGCCCAGAAGTCACGTCATAAATTTGTTGTGACATGTGCTCTGACTGCATGTTGGTGATCTCGTCCATCGTCAGGCAAAGGTTTTGCAGGGTTCCGAACCGCTGCATCCGTGCGTTGTACGTATCTTTGGGGGATAGCAGCAACTCTTTTGGCCTACCGTAAATGCTGTTGAGTGCATGGAGTACTGTCGTTTTACCCGAACCAGACTCACGGCTCATCAGGTTAATAAGGAAACCATCAAGCGCACCCTTTGCAACGAACGGCATTAGCAACGTGCCAAACCCCGTGAAGAAAGCGAAAGCCCTGCCCTCCATCCCCGGTCTGCCGTACGCGTTGATTACATCTTTCCAAACATGGAAGTCGCCTTTGGGTGTGAACAACGGCACCAGTGGTAGGGTCGGTGCAGATGGAGGGCTGTAACTTACTCCCGTTGCTTTGATCTCTCTGTCGCCTACGATGATTGCAGACTGGTCTTCCGTCCAGCCAAACTGTTTGTGTGCTTTCTCCGCGCCCATCTTCATTTGCAACTCCTCTACCCATTTCGTCACGTACCACATGAGCGTATCTTGCTGCTTACTGAGCGCAGCGATGCCATGCGATGCGATGATCTCTCTGAACTTATCTTTAGCCAGTGCCGAAGCCAAAGGCATGATGAACTCGCGCACTCCGTCTTTTGGCAGGTGGAGGCGTAGCAGCAACGTCTCCCCCAAATCAGGGTCAGTCATCCGCTTAACTACGTAGAAGTCGTATGGGTAAACAACTTCATCTATGTCGTTACCGTCCTTGTCTTTGGTATGGACGAACACACCACCATTCTTGCCACGGAAAAATGGGAATGGTAGTTTCGGGATGACGTATTCCTTGGCCTCTTTAGTCTGTGCCTCGATGCCAATGACGGTGCTTTGCTCTTCTGTTGCTTCTACGATTTCTTTACCAAGCTGAATCGGCGAGGTGATCTTTAACGTACACCCTTCGCATCCAACTGGATTTAACTTTTTGAATGTATCGCAGGTGTACGGGCCTTTCGTCTCATTAGCTTTCTTCTCGGTGTTCTCAGACGAATACCCCGGATACCCCTTGCTAATAACGTGTATTGCTTTGTCGCGGTCTATGCACTGTTGGGCAATGGACAGACCGGCTCTCCACAACGGCTCTTCGATTGTGGCTTGGTTGTCGTAGATGTTGACGATCTGTGCGCAGCCGTTACCCTCAACCGATTTGATTAGGATTGTCTTGAAGCGTGACTGACTCGCGCCAATCAAAGCTAGGGTCGTTGCGTCAAGGGGGCGCTTACCAAACTCTTTGGCAACGGTATCTAGTATGGCATCTGACGGCTCTAACAGTTCTTTTATACGCTCGTTCGGAACCAGCGGTGCCAGATACAGAATCTCGACCGGTATCGGATTGGTCGGGTCTTTTAGGTGGTTGGTTTCAGGAACGCGCAGTACCCGTGCCGCATCTGCTGGCACAGCGTAGTCAATATCAAACTTGTGTGTGCTGCAAAGGGTCTTGAGCTGCTCGGCAAATGGCTTCCACTCCTCTCTGGTGAGAGGCTCTTCAAGAATCCAGTACACGTGCGCACCGCGCCCAGACCTAAGAATCGTCGGCTTCGGTAGCCCAGTGGCTTTGCAAAAGTTCTTGAGCGCTACTAACCCATCATCTAACGTGGCGTAGGGCTTCCCCTCACCACAATCAAGGTCTAAGAAAAATGACTTGAGCGCAATCGCATTAACCGCATACCGACCGTTCTTTACCGCACCAAACTTCGCCAGCCCAAAGAAAGCATTGAACCCGTCCGCTTGAAACGCGTCGGCTTGGGTGCTGAGAACGTCGATGCTATCTGCAAATCGTTGCCGGACAACATCTTTGGGTTTAAGTTCTCCACCTTCTTCTACATAATCTCTTCTATTACCCCAATTGCAGTAGTGCTCACCTTCTTCCAGAGGTGGTAACACCAGTGCAAAAAATTCTTTGCGTGAAAGCATAGCCGTCCTCAACGAACCGTCAAAAGAGGATGGGCAGGGGCGTGACGGCAACGCCCTTTTCGGTAGCTAACCTAGCCCCCCTACAACCAATTAAGCTAATTTTGTTATTAGCTTCTTCATGCGCTCCGCATGTTTGCCTGACACAACCGCTTTACCTTTGAACCAGTTGTAAACGGTCATGCGGCTGACACTAAAGAACTCGGCAACATCGGTAACAGGAATGTCGTCTCTAAGACAAATCTGTGCGAGTTGCACTCCAAGCAGTCTTTGGTCAGCTCTTCGAATCTCTTCTACGGTTAGCAGTGAGTATCCGGTAGGCATATTAGTCATCCCATTCGTCGAGGATTTTGGACAGGTCTTTCTTGTCGGCTGGTGCTTCTTCTTTCTTAGCCGTGCGTTTTACAGGTTCTTCTTCTACTACAACTTCGACAGGCGCAGCTTTTGGCTTCACCGTCTCAAACTCAACGGCAGCAGCTTCCGCAACCTTGACACCATCCGTCTCAGCAACAGTCATGGTGATTGCACGTTGTGCAGCGGGGGTTTTACCCTGTGCGATTGCAGCCTCATGCTCCTGCGGTTCCAGTACACGCACTGGCTTAAACGTCAGCTTCGGTGTAGCGCTGTCAGTATCAAAGCGCATCTCGGTGACAACTGCGGTGATGGGTACGCCCTTGCTGCCAATCATCTTGGCGTAAGTTTGCAGAGGCCACTTACCAGCTTCACCGCTACCAAAGATAGATGCAGCAGGTAGAGTCAGTTGGAATATGTCGCCCCTAACATCATTGGCTAGTACTACAGCCAAGCGTTGACTGTAACGGCAAGCACGGCTTTCACCCTGTCCCGAGCCTCTAACATTCTGGGGGCAGTCGAGGCATCGTTTGGCTTGTGGTTCTTTGACTTTTGCGTCTGGCATTTCTCCATTCGCTGACCAGCAGTCGGGGGCTGTGACTTCACCTCCTTCTGAAAATTGCTTTGCATAAAACGTCCTTGATACTTTCTCTGCCGCTGCGACGATCACAACATTCATCGAGCGATCTTCGTTCTTAGCTACTTCCTTACCATTCACCATCATGCGCCATACGCCGCCCTTGATGGAAATACGTTTTGATTCACCACCACCGCCGCCCATCAAAGCTTTAGTGGTTGCATCAAGCTCCGCGTTCTTCAGGTAAGACGGAAGCCCTTGGTCAAATACTGCAAGTTCGTTGCTCATTTGCACTCTCCTAGCGTTTGATAATGACAATTGATTGTGATACATCCGCGTTCAACCCCGGCGGATGTAGATCGGGGTTTTCTTCAAGAAACTGTTCCATGTTAGCTGTATTGATGCGTTGATAAAGCAGTGACATAGCGTCTTGATCTTTGATGAACTTATAAAACGCATCCCAATCCGTAGGCCAGAATCGTTTATTAGTTCTTCGTGAAATAGTACCGTGTTGGGTGCGTATAGTTGCAGCGCCTTGCTCTTTGCAAATCTCAAGCAACTGTGTAGCGACAGCTTCTAATTGCTCTTCGAGTTCTTTATCTTGCTTGGCGAGTTCTCTACGCTTTTCTCGTATCTTGACGTAGACTTTTGTAAGCCTATCGGCATTGATGGGGTCAGTCATTGCACTCTCCTTCGTTTGTAAAAGGCAGATCGATTATGGTGATGCTACTTTACTTTGTCAAGTGTCTTGCATCACATTTTTATAGAGATCAATCAGCTTCGCATGTATGTCCACCTTCTCCGATAGCATCTTATAAATTCGATGTTCAACCGGACTCCCCTGAAGATGTACCACTGTGCATGGATTGCGTTGCCCGGCCCGATGCACTCTAGCGTTCGCCTGTAAATAAGTTTCGATAGATGTAATCGGACCCCACCACACTACGACGTTCGCAGCGTGTAGCGTTACGCCATGTGCAGCAGCTTGTGGCTGGATGACCAACACTTGTGGATTTGTCTCCGTTTGGAAATTAGCAAATATCTCAGTGCGTCTCGTTGCACTGATGCCACCATGAATTACCTCTGTGCTAATACCGTTTTTCTTTAACTCTTCGGCAACGATTTCGATAGCATGTTTGAACGGCGCAAAGACGATGACTTTGTGACTAGCTTCTTCAATGACCTCCAACAGCGCAGCCATCCTAGTCTTGGCATCGAACGCCACGACTTCTCCAGTGTCCGCGTAAACAGCACCACAAGATAACTGTAGCAACTTGTTTAGGTTTGCTGCCGCGTTCACCGTAGTGATCTCTTCTCCTGCGGCAACCGTCATCATGTCCCTGCGGATGATCTCGTAAAACTTTTTCTGTTGCGCAGATAGCGGCACGTCCCGAGTTACGTAGGTCATCTCCGGTAGGTCGAGGCACTCTGCTTTGGTAAACCGGATGGCGGGTTGCAGAACCTCATGCACTATCTTCTCTGAGCGTGGCTTGGGTATCCACTTAAATTGTGTAATGCGCTGCATTACCATGTCGCGGAAGGCACCCTGAAACTTAGGCACTCCACTTGGGTTGATGATCTTGGCAAGTCCGTAGGCATCTGTTGGGGACTGTGACGCAGGGGTTCCGGTCAGCATCCATACCCATGTCGATGGCTTGATGATTGACGCCAGCGTTTTCCAGCGTTTCGTCTGAACATTTTTGTAGGCGTTAGCCTCATCCACCACAATTAAATCAAAGTTAGCCGCAGCAACTTCCTCCTTGACGATCTCCAACCCATCGTAGTTGATGATCACGAACTCAGCTTCGCTGTTGATAGCGGCAACACGTTTCTCTTTGGAATAGCTGTGCGCGATAGCGCAGGTGCGGTGCATGGCAAACCTAAATAAGTCTGTCTCCCACGCCGACTGCATGATGGATAGTGGGCACAGCACTAGCACCCGCTTGATGACTCCCTCGTTTAGCAGGTAGTCCGTAGCCCATATCACACTCGATGTCTTGCCAGTGCCCTGCTCGTTAAAACAAAACGCCCGTTTGTGCAGGGTTAGGAACGATGCCGTTTCTTTTTGATGGTCGAACGGCTTATACAGCCCGGGCCACGAATACTTGTTTTTAATCGGGGATGGTACGTTTTTGATGCGCAGGTTCTTAAGAACCATTGCCTCTTCCAAACCCCACTTCACAAGCACCTCACCTGTGTTGAGGATTTTTGCTTTTGGTATGACTGTCGTGATGCGGTTAGGTTCTTTTACCCGCAACAGCAGCGCTCTGTCTTCGATGATTTGCACTCTTTCTCCAGACACTGATAGGCCGAAAGTGGTATTTCCACTCGCGGCCTACTGAAAACCTTACTTTGTAAACTACTTACTTCTTCGCTTCGCGCTTGCTCTTCTCGGAAACTAAGTTCCCTTGGCTATCCCGACGAAACGATCTGTTTGCTGTCTTTGATTCTACACGGACTCCATCTTTTGTGGAACCCCCTTTGTCGATGGCTTTGCGGTGCGACACATCTTTGCCATCGCCCTTACTGACCTTACCATCTTTCAACAACTTCCTACGTGCAGCGTTGCGCTCGACCCGATTGTTCTTCTGCTCTTCGGTTCCCTGATACTTAGCGTATTCACGTTTGTAGTTGCGATCCTCTTTGTTTTTGTACGGCATGCTAACCTCGCTACGTAAGAATATCTGTGATTTTCTCTGCGGCTAAAATCATTTGCAGCCCCCGTAAAAAGTCACTCCGTTCGGCACTTCCGTAGAACTCAACAGTAATGGTGTCTACGTCTTCAATCTTAACTATCTCTTCGCTGTTGTATTTATTTTTTATGTACAAGTTTATGACAGCACCGCCAAAATCAGACAGGGTGAGCATCGTCTGTGCGCTGTTGCCAGTATCCTTATCAGTGAAGTACCCCACGTCCATAAAAGAAGCGCCACCTTCTTCCGGTGGGAGATCGCTCAAACGAACCGTCAAATCGTTGCTCATCGGTATTCTCCCTTACCGTTATGGATGCAGTCCTTAACTGGGCACCACTGTCCGCAGGTGAAGTTGGGGCGTGGGTTCCACACATTTAATTCTACGGCCTTTTCCAACCGATTAACATCCTCGATCCACCGAGTCCAGTAGGTTCCAGCGTTGTCTTTTTCGTACTCTGTTGTTACAAAATCATTTGCCACCACGAACAACAGCCCCGCCTTAATCTTCTTGACCTGCGGGTAGTGCTTGAACAAAGCCAGCGACAGTATCTCCAACTGCTTGGTGTCGGCGTACTTGGAGGACTTGCTTGTTTTGTAATCCACCACGTAGGCTCTGTCCCCGCGTAGCACGATCAGATCGGCGATCCCTCTCCACCAAACTTCTTTTGCTCCGAACTTGCAGGGCTTCAGGTCCCGGGTTAATCCAAAGCGTTGCTCACACAACTTCTCACCTTCCATGTCGCGCAGCCGTTTTAGTGGCTCCAGCATGGTGCTGTACTGCGGGGGGATGGGCTTGCCCTCCTTGATGAAATCTTCTGCCGCCTTGTGTACGTCCAGCCCGAAGCGCAGGTGTTCCTGCGGGGGGTCAATCACATCCTTCTTAACCCTCAGTCGGTAGTACTTGTGTGGGCAGAGCTTGAACAAGTCCAGCGATGAGTACGACCAAGCCACTTTAGACTGCCCCATAGTTATCTCCGACACCAGCTTCACAGTTCAAAGGAAGTGTGGCCGCCCAGTCTGGACGCCACCGCATACAAGTTTCTACATAATTTTTAGCCTCACGAGCCTCTTCCACCGGTGCGATACACGCCACAGCATCATGTACGGTGAGCACCACTCGGTATTGCTTGGCGATCTTAATCATCTGCTCTGCAATTACACACCTAGCAACAGCTTGGCAGATGTTCTCGACCACCTTACCACCATAAATTTTCACAAACCCCTTGCGGGTCTTGTACTGGTATTGCTCCTTACCCTCTGGGTCGTAGACTTTCTCCAACCCATCGTACCGCTGCCATAGTCCGCTTGGTAGCAGGAACCCGCGCTCGGATGCGTCGAACTGCACGGCATCCACTGCACCAAATGTCGCCCCACTACCGCTGATGATTGCGCTTAAACAATTATGAGCTTCCCGCCACAGCGCTGGAATCTTGGCGTAGGTCTGACGGTAGACCATGATGATGCGCTTACACTCCTCCAGCGGGATGTCCACACCAAAGATTTTGAGTTGGTTCTGAAACTTCTCCGCGCCCATGCCGTAACCCGCACCGAGAATCGTAGTCTTACCCACGAACCGTTCTTCTTTAGTGATGTCATCAACTTCTTTGCCGTAGATAGCGGATGCCATGATCTTGTACACGTCCTCACCCTTGTCGAACGCCTCCACCAAATCATCTTGTCCTGCCAGCCACGCAACTGTCCGCGCTTCGATCTGCGATGAGTCCGAGTCGATGATGACGTAACCCTCCGGCGGCTTGATGGATGCCTTCAACTTACCTGCGTTTTGCCCTCGGCTCGGCAAGTTCTGAAGGTTAATCTTGTCATCACCGCCCCACCGTCCGGTGTGCGCTGCGTAATACTTGATGGGTACAGGCAGCTTGCCCCGATTGGAAATATCGATAAACCTCTGGGTGCGAGTTTCTTCCAAAGTTGTTTTTGTACCAAGCCGTGCAGCCACCAGTGCTTGCACCCGTGGGTCGGGGTGTTCTGTAAGTGCCTTGAACTCCTCGTCTGTCTTGGCAAATGCCCACGCCTCCTTACCCGTCCGCGCACTGATCTTGCGGGGCGGCTCCACCTTCAGACTAATAAGCAACTCTGCGAACTTGTCGTTCGACATCAACGTGTCCTTGTCCGCTGCCGCCGCTGCCAGAAGCTTTTCTTTCTTGGTCTTCACGTCTATAAGATGCTGCTCCAGCATCGCCGTGTCCAACTCCAGCTCTGGTTCTACAAACATCTTTAGCGTTGTATCGATAACTTTAAGTTCTTTCTTAGGAAAAGACTCCATCAGAATACTAAACAAGGTGTGTGTCAAATCCACGTCATTGCGGCAGTACGCACCGTATCGGGCTAACTCTTCTTCAGAGAAATCCACCCTGCGTTTACCCAGCGCATTGATAACCTCGTCGCCCTTGACACCAATCTGATAGCGTTCTGCCAACGCCTTCAAGCTACCTCCGGCATCCACACCATTTACCGCACGTGCCATGCAGAGGGTATCGAACCAGCCTTTGGGGGTAATGCCAAAGTGCCACGACAGAATGGCTCCATCAAACATCGTGTTGTGCGCCAACACAAATGAGTTCGCCCAATCGTATTGACGCAAAAGCTTTCTGAGTTCGTCCTTAGTGCCAGTCAGCCAAGACGTTTCTTCGTCGTCAACCTTGACTCCTACACCGATGACTTCAAACTTATCGTCACGTACGTATTCTTCGGTGGTGAGCTTAGATAGGGAGAACTCTTTGTCGTAGTACGTTTCAAAGTCTACGGTAATGATCATTGAAGTCCTTGTTGCACTCGTTTATTTTTAGCATCGTCATAAAGTCCTACCGCATAGTCCTTCACGATCTTGCCATTTTTCTCGTCACCAACCAGCATGGGGTCAATGAACACAGTCTTGCCCGATGCGTAATGCCGCCAGTGCCCACGCCGCCAATGTTGTCTTGGTGAAGCATGTGTGCCAAGCGGGGGCGCTTTGATCGGGTCTGGTTTTTTGCCATCTATTGTAATCAGTTTAAATTCAATCAATGGCTTTTTATTCCTGTTGATTCGTTTTTTGTTTTTCTCGATCTCTTCTTTGGTAGGTATTGATACGTACGCTTGTGTGGTGGCAGGGTTCAGCGTCATCATATAAATAGCTTCAGCCAAATAACGTGTCACAAAATCTACGTCCCGCTGACCTATCCATGCAGTTTGTTCGGGAAGTATCCACACCGCCATTTTTGCTTCCCCTGTAGGTGTTTCCCCATAGGTCATATGAATCTCCACCAAAGTTGCGCGGCTTACCTTTGGATCAACCATAGGTACAACAATATGCACCTGATCTCCGACTTGGCTGGCGTAAAACGAATAGAAATGTCGTAAGTGCCCATCGCCATAATCTGCGGTCATTTTGTGTTGTTCGGGTATGAGACGTTTTATATAGTCGTACGGCTCTCCTACAACTACCACCATTTTAGGAAAAGGCAACCTTATCGCTTGCACCTCTTTAAAATGCGGAGTAATTTTTACATTCGTAAAATCCTCATGTTCCAATAAAATTTTTGGATGTTCTAAAATGGCAGACCTGAGAACACTTCCGGCATATTTTGATCCGTTATACCTCCCGTCCTGCACGGTTTCAATCTGCCCTTTCCAATACTCAAGCATCGTTGTTTTGAAAGAAACTTCTTGAAAAGCCTCCCTTACAGTTTTGTAGCCTTTTGAAGAAATGATTCCTCCGGGCGTTAGGTTATCGGCACCTATCGCGGTGTTGTGCCTAGGAACATCCTCTGGGACAATCATCACCATATCAAATCTCCGCTAAGTATCTGACAAGTTCGTTTGTTTTGTTTGTGGGTTTCAACTTCTTGATACGCAGATTGTCCTCGTCTCCTACTCGTGAGAGCAGCCCACACTGCACCAACTTCTTCATACGTGCGTGTGTTGTAGCTTCGGAGGCGCCTTCAAAATTTTTTATTAGCTGCATGGTCAGCACGTCACCCTGCTTGTTCATCTCGATCACAGAGTTAAGGATCAGCAGGTCGGTGCTATCGACTTTGAACTTGTCGCGCACATTGTTTAGCGCTTGCGCCAATTTATCCAACTTCATTTGTTTCTCCTGACACGGTAATAGTAATAACGATCTTCGCCTCGGAATCTGAGTTCGATTACATCAAGCTCTTTTAGCATGGCGATGTACCGCTCCGCGCTGCGTATGCTTCGCTTCAGTATTCGCGCAACATCTTTTACGGTGAACAAATACCTACCACGCAGCGTCCGCTGCAACTTAACCAGCTTGCCTTTGCTTGGCTGGCTCAAGCTCTCACCTTATAAAACTTAATGCTGCCCTGCTTGGTTGCTTCTGCCAATCCATTCGACACGAAATGATCCAGCGCACGTTTCACATGCGTCTCGCTAACAGTAAGCGCCTTCACAACTTGTTTGATTGTGGTGGGGGCGTTCCGCTCCAAGATATACGCAAAAATCTTTTCGTCCTTCGGATCAATCGCCATGCTTTAGCCCTTTGATCAGGTTAATCATTTCGACATAAGCTTTCTTGCTTTGTTCGTGTGTGTCTGCGTACGTCATATCGAAAGCGGCTTCATAAACTTTAGCTAAGTGTCTTAGCACCGCAGCTATTTCTATGTCGTTCTCCCCCACCGGCATCTCAAGCAGTGAATTAGCGAACCGTTCAGCTTTTCTTGCAATTAACATCGTACTTTTCCTTACTTACGTTGCGGTAAATACTTACAGTCGTGCGATCTAAACAGGCTCGGCATATCCAGCGTTTGATCTTGCCTTTTATTTTGACCTCGCCAGTAGCTTCTTCTCTGTCTGCTTGGCAGCTCGTGCAGAACCGTACCTTCACAGGCGTCTCGATACTCATAGCTTCCTCTGGCAGCTAAATGCTTGGATGTCTACGCGAAATGAATTGGCAAACTTGCAGTCAGATACGATTCGGCTTTCTGCCATCACCCCACCAACACCTAAGCCAATTAACAAACACCCAACTGATACAAATGATTTTGCCCACACTGCGTTGATCCATTCCCAAATTACTTTATAGTTGACTGCTTCAATAGTCATCCTGTTTCCTTTAAGGTTCTTCATTCAAAAGCATACACGTCACAAGCACGATTGCGAACGCCAGTACTGCTACACCAACGCCTATAAATACGATACTTGCGAGTAAGAGCATCATGGCAATAGTCCTCTAATCTTTTCGATTGACCAACCTGTCACGTCGTATACCCTCAATACCTTCTCACCAGATACGCTTGCCGTACCGTGCCGCCATTTACTGATGGTGCTTGGTGGAATCTTTAGTAACTTTGCCACGTTAGCGTCGTTCTTCAAACCTAATTCTTGAATCATCGTATCAACAAGCAAAAACGGTGGGCGCATTTCTTTCTCCAGTTAGATGCGAATCATGAACCCAAAGATTTTTGACATGAAGGATTGGCGCTGCTCACGTACGCCTAGCAAGACGTTCTGCATGAACTGCTCTTCCTTACTAAAATTTGTTGGCTTGTTAGACGGCATGTAATGTGCGCCTATCTTGGGAGGGTCTTCTTTAATGAAGTATCCGTTTTTCAACATGTCAGTCTCCTTTCAAAAAACTAAGAAAAATGCCATCGTTTAATTTATTAACGCCTGTTAATAAAGCTTCCAAATCGTCCAATCCGGTTTCATCGACAAGCACGGCTATGCCCCCTGCCGATGATAGTTCCCGCAAATTCTTCAGTTGGAGAGCGGTGGCCTTGCCGCCATTGGCTTTGCACTCGATGCCAATGAACCGACCATGCAGACAAACTGCAATGTCAGGCACACCCGATGACCCATAACCATGCGTAGCTGGCATGAAGTGGTAAGCTCCATGCGCAGCTAGTAACTTCTTCACCTTGTCCTTAACTTTGCTCTCAGGTGTTGGCATGATTACTTCTTCGTAATGATTAGTTTAGATTCCAAATACTTCAAAACAGCAAGCGTGTCGTAATACTTAATTGTCAGCTCTTGCAGCTTGTGTTGCAGGTTGTCGATCTCAGCTCTTGCCGCCGCAAGTCGGTTTTCTGTGTTCATGGCCTGTACCTTCTTAACTATCGGCTCAATATCAGGCTTCATAGCGGTCAATGCAGGTGCATCGGTTATTGCGTATCGCCCATCGGTAAGGCGAGTGATGTAGCCGTAGCTTTTCAGTTTTGAGATAGCCGTATAAATTTGTGCCTTCGGTCTTGCGATATTTTTGATTATCTCAATCGGTGTCAAAGCACCGTTCTCTTTGATGACTTTAGTTACTGCTTCACGAACTGATAATTTGTTTTTCATTTGCACTCTTCCTTTATTTGTTGGAATTCATCGTACGTAATGTAGATGATGATTATGTTGTCTTGCAGCCTTCTACCTATAATTTCTCCCTTATCAGATTTATTAACATCTGTTAACTTAAGCATAGCGAACCGCTCGACCACGAACTTAGGCGCAACGTGAAACTCCTTGATGGTGACGTTTTCAAGCGACTCGTTATCTCGCGCAACGATACTGATCGAATCACCGCGCTCGTCTATTGTTACCCAGATAACAAATCTTCGATCCATAATAATCCTCGTTGTGGCTACAATTTATAAATAGACTCGAACATTGTCAAGCCCCACAACAAAAATTTTTACTCGCTCATCACCTCAATCCAATAGCCTGTATCGGTGACCCGCACACCAACCTCGGGAACGAACACCTTCGCCTCCATCATGCGTAACATGGCAATTTGTTGTCGTATGGCGACTGGGGCATCGTCGAGCGATTGGAAGAAGTTGTTGCCTTCTTGGATACCTGCGTAGCCCAACTTGTCAGGACAGAACACCTCGACCGTATCATCAGTATTCACATGCACATACACCTGCATCACCTTGCGTGACTCACGCCGCATCTTCTCTTCCCATGCTGGCACGCCCGACTGAACGATCTGTGCGAACCTCTCTGTCTGTGGTGTGTAGCCAGTTGCTTGCAGTCGGAGTATCTCTCGCATCAACTCGTCTCTCGTTACCGTGCAGTGATCACGAACAAGTTTGTCTGCTGAGTACATCCAATCTCGAATCGACGTTTCAAAATCTCTGTGCCACCGAGCTGCCATCTCTGAGATAGCCACCGTGCGAATATAGTCCTGCATGTAACGCAGCAACTTCTTTACATCTGTGGTGCGCTTCTGATGCCTACGTGCGCCAGTGAACCGCGTCGCTTCAATCAGTCGAGACTCAATCCCCCAGAACTCCTTACCCTTCTCATCCTTCCCACGAAAGACTGAAGCGATTGATTTCTCTGGGTGCCGAGTGTCGTAGAACCGAGCGAACTGCTGCCCAAACTTAACATCGACAGGGAACCGACTGACCTGCGACTTGCGATACTCCTTCACAATACTCAGTATCTCTTGGCCTTCGGCATCTTCGGGGTTAACTAAATTCAACATCGCACTCTCCTTATTAACAGGTGTTAACTTATTGTCAGAACATGCTCAGGATTTCATCGACCTTCGACTTCACATCCAACCGCATGTGTTCATCCTCACGCAAGTCTTTGGGCGACACGCCTACGATCAACGACTCCAACGTCTTACGTGCGTTCTCCAACTTGGTATCGTTCGTCACGTTCAGCTTGGTCAGCAACTCGCACAACTCCACCGCATTAGTCACCAGCGAATCGCGGAATATCTGCGTGTACACCTCACCGTCTTTCGTCATTCTCGGGGATGGTGCGTTCGCCAGCTTCTCGCTCATCTTGGATAAACATTCGTGAAGCCGGGACCACGCGTCTTGCATTGCTTCTGACAACTTGTTCTCATAAAACGATTCGTATTGCGCTTTGAGTTCTTCCTTGTGCTGCTCGTTAATATCAACACGGAAGTCACCCACGTCAGGCACAGGCAGGAACACGAACCGGAACCGGAACTTATCGCGCAACCTATCCACGCTCGGATACTCCTCGGAGTCAAACAAGTCACCCAACTGAAACGCCGCTGCGGATACAAGTGTTGGATAGTCAGTTAAGAACGCTTCCACCGCCTCATTGAACTGCGTCTCAAGGTCATTGAGTGTTGCCTTGTAGTCAAAGAAGTTCTTCATGGGTAGTAGGCGTGAGCCACCATCCGACCACGGCAGCGTCTGCGCGTAGTGCCATGCACGAATCCCAGTAACAAGTTTCTGCAAATCGTCGAGCTTTTGCGTACCTGCCAGCAGCTTCTTATGATAGTTCCCAGCCTTCGTCTTGGTACTCTTGGCGGCATCGATCTCTTCCGACACACGCTTGTCTTGCTTGCGACCTGTCCACACTGAGATGTTCAGGTCAACCAACATTGCGCTATTCTGAATCATGGCACTCTCCTTAATTTATTAACAGGTGTTAACTAATACGAACCGTCTTACCTACCGCGCTTACTTGATCCGACGTGATACCCCATAGCGTCGGGCACTGCCAGTCATTACCCCAATCCCCACCCACATAACCGTCGGTCAGGATTACTGCACACTCAGCCTTGATCTTCTTGTCAGCCATGTACTGCGGGATGCAACTCGGAGCCGTACCCCCACCACCTCTTGGCTTGGTACTCGACAACAAGTTGTCCAGTTGGTCTTGCTCATACTTCTCATGCTGCGCAACTCGTGTATCCCAATACAGCACGTCGATACCCTCTGGCTTGACCCGATCACAGATGCTGCGAATCTCACCCAAGAACTGACCGATCTCCTCGTTACCGATAGAGCCTGACATGTCGATAGCCACCACGATGCGACCGACCGACTCACCGATCAACGATGGCATGTAAACATCTTGTCCTATCCACCGCCGAGAAGGACGACGCCATGTCGATTCATCCTTGTCCATACAGAATGATGTGACGAACTCGCGCAGTGCATCACGCCAATCGACCTTCGCTTCCAACACTTCCTTGATCTCACGCGGCATGTTGCCTTTCATCTTGCCAGCGAGTATCGAGCCTTGTCGCAGAGCCTGATCAATGTCACGTGCCAGAACTTCTTTCTCTTCATTGCTCATCTGTTCAGATCCATCCCAGTCATGATCATCCAGCGATGGCACATCGCTTACCGGTACATCACGCCCCACCTGATCGCCTTTGGTTTTGACATGCACCGAGCCTTTGTCCGCTTGTTGCTTCAAGTCGTTGAACACACGCTGCGAATCCCAGCCACGATACTTCGGGTCAAGCAAGCCACAGTCGGGCAACTTCACGGTCTGACCTGACTGATCTGAATCGTCAATCATCAGGTTGATCACGTAGTCACACGCCATGTTCGCCAACTGCGCATGCTCCTTGTACAGATGCTTCCACGTACTTAGATGCCGGAACGCTTTGTGCAAGTTCTCGTGCAAGATCACTGCGCGTAGCTCGGGTTCTGACAACTTGTCTGTGAATGTACGTCCGTATTTCACATTTCTTCCATCTGTACATGCAGTCGGCACATCATCCTCCACACTTGTTTTACCAAGCATGAAGATGCCCGAGTACAAGCAATAGTTCGGATGCTTCATGAGTGCCACGTGCGCTCGTTGCACACGCTGTTCGGCAGATAATTTTGTAGCCATTTATTAACTCCTGTTAATTTGTTGTCAGAACAACCACTGGTTTTCCAACGCCCAGTCTTTGAACTCCTTGTTCATCACACAGAACGACTGCTTGTCGGATGACTTCATCACGCTGGTTGCAAACAGGGCTTGCCACTCCTTGTCCATACGCTTCAAGTAGTGCATCCATTTGTCCAGCGAGTCCTTGCTTACTCGTGTCACCGCAGAGAACACCAAGATACATTTGGCAACCGTATCCTCGGGCAGCTTGGCATTTTTCGGATCATTCAAGATCGCATCCCACGATGGCAACTTGTCCACCACAGTGAAGAACGCTTGCATGTCCCGCGCCGCACTCTCACCGATAGTCCCAGTCAGCAGAGAGATAGTCAGCGCATCCCCCAGTTCATTACGTTGCTTGGCGATGAAGGACGCCTTCTCCAAACTTCTTGGTGTAACCACCGCACCGGAACCAGCCCGCGTTGGGTTAAAGATGTACGGGTTCTCTTTCTGCGACAGATCGGTATAACTTGCCAGTGCATGCGGGAACTGCTTGACCCACGCGATGATCGTCGGATCGACGTTGTTGCTGATTGCCCACTCGATCCACTCGTCTGCATCAGGTTTGCGCACAGTCACCAAGCACACACGATTCCTTGCATGTGCTTCGAGCATGTCACCGACACCATCTGACATTAAGTTTGTCGTGCCAAACACAATCGACCCTTCAGGCAGATAGTGGTCACCGATGCGATGCTCCAGCATCAAAGTCAGCAACACATTCTTGACTGCCTTCATTGCCTTGCCAATCTCGTCAAGCATCACGATCACCGGCTTGCCTTCGTGCATCTTGAACCGTGCGTTCGGTGCGAACTTCGTGATTTTGTTAACAGGTGTTAACTCGTTCTCCACTGTCTCGGTATATGGCAGGGCAAAGTCACCCAAGTCCAGCAACGTGCAGTCGATGTACGAGATCGCATACTCGGGATACTGCGCAGCAAGAACTTTCAGCATGGAGGACTTGCCAATCCCCGGCTCGCCTTGACCGATCACCGTCACATCACGACCCACCTGCCCGATAGCCTTCGCAAACTCGACGAGCGATACGGACTGACCAAAGTTGATTGCACTCATTTGTTTCTCCTTTTAGGTTGATTTACTTCTTACTACTACCACTGTAAGACATATTATAACATAATAGTTACCCCATGTCAAGTATTTAGAAGATGTTCGACTGCGTTCTCTCCGTTACTTGCACGTCCACCTTGTCGTATATGTACGACACCTTCTCCACCATCCGATAGAGTCGGGACTTCAGCAGGTCATACGAAAACTGCAAGTCATAATAAGTTATTGAATAAGAATGCCCACCAACACTCTGCACCTGCCTGTCCGCTATCCGAGTACCGACTGCATTGCTACCGTCACACAGCACCGCGCACAAAGCCCCCAAGTACTGCGTATCGTCACCCGACTTCGCCATGTTCAACATCACCGGCTCGGAAAACTCCCGATAAACAAAGTACCCATCCACCATCGGAATGACTGCCTTCCTTGTATCGTGCATGATCCACCCGTCCGACAACTGCATGAATGTCTTAGCCCACTGCAAGAACGGCTGGTATGGGGCACGTGCATCTTTTGCTTTCTCACGATTGACAACTCGTTTCTGTACGACAACCTCGGACACTGGCTCCCACTGTCCATGTTCTGTTGGTTGGAATATCAACTCGCCCTCCTTTGGTATGGGATAGTGCAGATACTTCTCGATCAACGAATTCTCGGCTTTGCTTGGCACCATCACCCACAACTTGTTGTTGCGTTTGAAGCATTGCCACGGCGAGTGGGTATGAATGAAGTCCGCAGTGGATGGGGTTTGCCAGCCGTCACACTGCAACCCGATCCGTCCGTCTGGGTAATACCGTACGACTTGCGTGTTGTGTAGGCGACATGCCACAACATCTTTGTCCATCTCGATCAACTCCCAATCTCTGCGCCGCTCACCAATGGGTCGGGCTTCGACTGCCCTGCCACGTATCGGTATGATCGAGTCGTGCAGGTTCTTGTACTGCTCGTAGTAGTTCTTCATTTATTAACTCCTGTTAACTCAAGTCGATCCCCAAGCAAATCCAGCTCGATCTCAATGTTTCGGGTCACGCACACCAACTCCCACCCGTCCTCACCAAAGTGTTCTGAGGTCACGTCGGTCGGGTCTTCACCAATCCGACAGAACGCACCCTTGTACTTACCCTCGTCATCATCTAGCTCCTCAAAGAACGCATACAGCTTGTTTACCCCATCGACAGACTCGTACCCGTCGTACCACTTGACGTCCTCGTTGTAGAACACAAAGTTGTCAGCATCCCAACCACTTGCGTCCTTGTGCCAATTCGCTTCAAAGAAGTTGTCAGAAATGATTCCTTTGGCTTTGGCAAGCGCAAGCACCGTAGGTATGTCCGGTGCATCTGGATCGGTGCGTTGTACCCTTATCCCAACCGTTGATCTGTATCCCATTTTATTAACTCCTGTTAACTTGTTTTGGATTGATTGTTTCGAATGGCTCATAGTTATCCTCGAACGCATACGCTTCGTGCCTAGCCACCCACTGTTCGTACAGCACGTCGATGTACTCATCCCACTCGGCTTCGCTCATACCATCACCCAACTCAATTGCAGGGCTTCTGGTTGCACATTTAGATACACCCAAGCATCGTTGGCTCCGAGCTTCCGCACATATACAGACTCGTTGCTGATACCTAGCACCTCGTACCGATGCTTGAACCCTTTGTAGTTCTTGCGGATCAGGTTGTCCCCAACTTGCACGGGCTTACCTGTTTTCCTGTCGATTAGTTTCATTGCAGCAACCCGATGTAGTCCATCACAAACACAACCATCAGGACGCAGAAACATATCAGTCCAACAACGTCTAAGTTGTCCATCAGAAACTCCTATAAAGTATTAACAGCACAGCCAGCACCGCACCAAGCACGGCTCCCAGAAATGCAGCGGCGATCATTGCCCATTCGTTCTCGTCTAGCTTCATTTCACTAGCCCTCCCTTCTGATTAACACCTGTTAATAAATCGCGGTCAGTTACGACTACGTAGTTGCTTTTGTGCATCGGAACAATGCAGTGGCGCACCTTCCTTGCCTCTACCTCACCACACTCCTTACATAAAGAAGTTATACGACGACGTTCTGGTGGCTCAATATCTGCGCCACATGAGCTGCATGAGCAACAAAAAATCGTGTTTGTTTTCACGTGTTGGGTTGTTCCGAGTTCTGTTCCGTTTTTGGCGGGTTTGTTCCGGTTATTTATACGCATGAATGTCCTTTGAAATCAATGTGTTGGGCGAATATTTGTCGGTCTTGTTCCAGTGTTCCGGTTATTACACACCTGCCGCAAGGCTCCCGAACTTTACAAAGCAGGATTGGTTTACATTGTAAAGTGCAATCTCAGGTTTGGGTAGGGGGGGTATATATGTGGAACAACGGAACAAACACATAAAAAACCCCCAAAACGTAGGCGTACCAACGGTTTTGCCTGTTCCAGCGACTGGAACAACGCGGAACAACGCGGAACAAAGCTTCATGCAACATATTGCATTAACACCTGTTAATAAATTGAGCTGCTGCATCATCACCACCAAGCCTCTCAGGGTAGCTACTATCATCAAAAGGATCGGAAATCACAGGCAACAAAAAACCCCGACCGAAGTCGGGGCTGCCAAGTGGGGCAAATTACTTGCTGGCAGTTGCCAGTGCTGCGCGAAGTTGCTGGATTAACAAAACCGCATCATAGTCCGGAGCGGTATCTTTTTCCGCTTTGCCGATTGCGTCATTGATCAAATTGACAATTTTGGTTTTCGTCGATTTGGTCTCGGTCTCGGTCTCGGTCTTTTCCTTCGGGAAAGCATAGCTAACAACACGCGAGAACATAGTATGCGCGGTAGACCTCGCGTCCTTTTTGGCCTGATTAAACGCATACCAGATATCTTTCTGCTCGTCGTCTAATGCGTTATATTCTTTGCTGCCCTTGCGCGCTAATTCCATCCCCAAAGCCTTTTGATGCGCCGGTTTCAATGCGGGAATAATCGCGTCCGCAATGAATTGCGCCTTAACTTCGTTGAGCGCCGTTTCGGTTCCAAAGAATTCGCATACCTGCGCACCTGCGGTTTTCCATTTATTAACAGTGTTAATCTCGCCCTTGATTGCATCGGTAACGGCTTTGGTCATCGCTTGGTAATTCATGGTTAACTCCATTCGGTTATTGATAATGTGTACTGCACTTGTAGGATACCAAACTATTCTAAAATTCAAAGCATTTTCTGAGGGGTACGCCCATCAATTTGTTAACAGGTGTTAATACGACACCCCACCCCCCAATCTGTCAGCTTGGTACCATCGCATGCCTTGCCTTAGTAATTTGCACAACCAATCACAAAATCCCAAAACGGTTACACTAAGTCAGGGGGTCGTAACTTGTTAAGTTAACAACAAGGCGTCAAGGATAGGCGAGGCGACCCCCACCCCCCTCAAAATTTGCGTAGCTAAATTAAGTAGCAAAATAGCAAAACACCCCCCTTGTCTTTTTGGGTCCCCTGCAACCCCACCGGGGATATATATTGACAACTTTACACAAGGTGTTTATCTTCGCGGACAATCTGGGCCACAAACGCTACGGAACACATGCCTATACTCGCAACGCCTGAAGTGGGAATTCCACTTCCCTTCGACACCACACCGGAGGAAATCGACGACTTTCGTCAGAAGGCGCACGCCTTGTTCGAAACAGTTCAGGAACTTATAAGCCAAGGGGCAAAGGTAGAAATTACCCCCGAGGACAAAGCAAGTTCACATGCGATATTCGCTGCCCAAAAAATCCCAGCCGCAAAACACGTAACGCCGGGTACGATCCTAAACCTCGAAGCCATCCTTAATGAGTGGGATCAGGAGGTCTTGGACGTATCCCGCCGCCTTAGAAATTATGTGACCAACAAATTGATTGTTGAGTCCGTTGACCCTGATCCTCGCCAGCGCATGAAGGCACTGGAAAACTTAGGAAGGATTGCAGGTGTTGGATTGTTCTCTGAGCGCATAGATATCAACATTACGCATCGCACGGTGCAAGATATTGAGACAGACTTGCTCAAGACTTTAGAGTTATATGGCGGCGCTACTGAAGTGGCGTATACGGAAGAGACCCCCAAGAGCATTGCCGACATCGATGTCGAGGAAGAACTTGGTGGGGCGGGGGATATAGATGAACCCGGAACTTCTTCGTAAAGCTCAAGCGGCGTTACCCAACCTACCAGCCCCTGTCCAACAGAAGGTAGGTGCCCTAATTGCCGAAGCCCGTCGTGCCAAAGCGCAAGATGTCGCTAAAAGTAACTTTATGGAGTACGTCAAATATGTCTGGCCTAACTTCATTCATGGCAAACACCACGAGAAAATGGCACGAGCGTTTGAGCGGGTGGCTGAGGGCAAGACCAAACGACTCATCATTAACATGCCACCACGGCACACCAAGTCCGAATTCGCGTCATATCTGTTGCCAAGCTGGTTTCTGGGCAAGTTTCCTTCCAAAAAAGTGATTCAAACATCCCACACGGCAGAACTTGCGGTGGGTTTTGGTCGGAAAGTGCGTAACTTAGTCGATTCAGACCGTTATAAGGACTTGTTTCCCGATGTTGCGCTACAAGCAGACTCGAAAGCCGCTGGGCGTTGGGCTACAAATTACGCTGGTGAGTACTTTGCTATTGGTGTCGGTGGTGCTGTTACCGGTAAAGGCGCTGATCTACTCATCATTGACGACCCTCACTCGGAACAAGAGGCTGCACTCGCCGAAGTGAACCCCGAAATCTACGATAAAACCTACGAGTGGTACACATCTGGCCCTCGTCAGCGTCTGCAACCGGGCGGTGCGATTGTGATTGTGATGACTCGGTGGTCTAAAAAGGACTTAACGGGTCAAGTTTTGAAGTCAGCTATCCAAAGAAGCGGAGAAGACTGGGAAGTTATTGAATTTCCCGCGCTTTTTGAGTCTGGAGAACCGCTTTGGCCCCAGTTTTGGTCTAAAAAAGAACTAGAGGCGCTCAAAAATGAACTTCCCAACTCTAAATGGATGGCTCAGTACCAGCAGAACCCCACTTCTGAGTCCTCGGCTATTGTTAAACGGGAGTGGTGGCAGATGTGGGAGGATGAGCACCCGCCGCACTGCGATTTTGTCCTCCAAGCTTGGGATACTGCGTTCGAAAAAACGAATCGCGCTGACTATAGTGCCTGTACGACGTGGGGCGTCTTTTATATGGATGATGATACCGGCGTCAAACAGGCCAACATTATTCTTCTTAACGCTTTTAGGGATCGACTTGAGTTCCCGTCCCTCAAAAAGAAGGCCGTTGAGGAGTACAGAGAGTGGGACCCGGACTCCATCATTGTGGAGAAAAAGGCGTCAGGTGCCCCCCTCATCTACGAGATGAGAGCAATGGGCATACCTGTGCAGGAGTACACGCCTGTCAGGGGTAACGATAAAATTTCAAGACTTAACTCGGTCTCTGACCTGTTCGCGTCAGGCCGCGTGTGGGCACCCAATACACAGTGGGCTGAGGAAGTAATTGATGAGGTAGCAAGCTTCCCTGCGGGGGAGCACGACGACTACGTTGACTCGGTGTCTTTGGCATTGATGCGGTTTAGGCGTGGTGGGTATATACGCACCCTCTTGGATGAGGATGAGGAACAACAATTTTTCAGGCGGCGCAATCAGCCGTACTACTAAGGACTAATCATGGCTATTGATAAGGCACTAAACCAAGCGCCGCAAGGTTTGACTGAGGACGATCTCGCCATTGCGCAATCCATTCAACCTGACATCGAGATTGAGATCGAGGACCCTGAGTCGGTAACGATTGGTATGGACGGGCTTGAGATTGAGATTGAGCCACGCAAAGAAGATGAAGAGGATTTCAACGCTAACCTTGCTGAGCATATCGACGACAAAGAGTTAGCGTCACTTGCCTCTGAGTTAATTGGTGACTATGACGAGGACATCGCCAGTCGCAAAGATTGGATACAGACTTACGTAGATGGCCTTGAGCTTTTGGGTATGAAGTTAGAAGAGCGGGCCGAGCCGTGGGAAGGTGCGTGTGGTGTGTATCACCCACTGCTGTCTGAAGCACTGGTGAAGTTTCAGTCTGAGACCATGCTCTCTACATTCCCTGCAAGTGGTCCGGTTAAGACACAGATCATTGGTAAAGAGACGCCTGAGAAGAAAGACGCAGCGCAGCGCGTGCAGGCTGATATGAACTACCAGTTGATGGACGTGATGAAAGAGTACCGCCCTGAGCATGAGCGCATGCTGTGGGGCTTGGGTCTGGCGGGTAATGCGTTTAAAAAGATTTATTACGACCCGCATATCGAGCGGCAGGTGTCGATGTATGTGCCCGCAGAAGATATCGTGGTGCCGTATGGCGCGAGTGATTTGGAGTCAGCAGAGCGTGTAACGCATGTGATGCGTAAGACTGAGAATGAGTTGACTCGCTTGCAGCACGCAGGCTTTTATCGTGATGTAGACCTCGGTGAGCCGAACAATATCTTAGATGAGGTTGAGAAGAAGATCGCCGAGAAGCTGGGCTTTAGAGCAACGACTGATCATCGCTATAAGATTCTTGAGATGCACGTCGAGCTGGATTTAGAAGGCTTCGAGCACAAAGACAAAGACGGGAACATCACCGGTATTGCACTGCCGTATGTTGTGACGATTGAGAAAGGCTCTTCGCAAATTTTAGCTATTCGTCGCAACTGGGAGCCAGATGACGACACACATCAGAAGCGTCAGCACTTCGTACACTACGGCTACGTGCCGGGCTTTGGCTTCTATTATTTTGGTCTGATCCACTTAGTTGGTGCGTTTGCTAAATCAGGCACGTCACTAATTCGTCAGTTGGTTGACGCAGGTACGCTGGCTAACTTGCCGGGTGGCTTTAAAGCACGAGGCTTGCGAGTTAAGGGCGACGACACACCTATCGCTCCGGGGGAGTTCCGTGATGTCGATGTGCCGAGTGGCTCTATTAAAGACAACCTGTTGCCACTGCCATACAAAGAGCCAAGTCAGACTTTGTACCAACTCTTCCAAACTATTATTGAGGAAGGTCGCAGATTTGCTAACACGGCTGATCTCCAGATCAGTGACATGTCGGCGCAAGCTCCTGTAGGCACCACGCTGGCAATTTTAGAGCGCACACTAAAAACAATGTCAGCAGTTCAGGCTCGCGTGCACTACAGCATGAAGCAGGAACTGGGTCTGCTAAAAGAGATTATTGCTGCATACACGCCTGACGAGTACAACTACGAGCCAGAAGAAGGCCCACGTCGCGCTAAGCGTAGCGACTACGACAACGTGGACGTGATACCGGTGTCTGACCCCAACGCCAGCACTATGGCGCAGAAGATTATCCAGTATCAAGCAGTGCTTCAGTTAGCGCAGTCTGCACCTACCCTGTACAACATGCCACTACTACATCGCCAGATGTTAGACGTGTTGGGTATTAAAGATGCGCAGAAGCTAGTCCCGATGGATGAGGACCAGAAGCCAACTGATCCAGTGACGGAGAACCAGAACGTCTTGATGGGTAAACCTGTCAAAGCATTTAGCTATCAAGATCATCGCGCTCACATCACCGTGCACATGACAGCGATGCAGGACCCGATGATTGGTCAGTTGTTGCAGAACAACCCGATGGCGCAGCAGATGCAAGCAGCAATGATGGCGCATATCAATGAGCATCTTGGTATGGAGTACCGCAAGCAGATCGAGCTACAGCTTGGCTTTAACTTACCGCCTCAGAAGGATGAGACTGGTGAAGAGAAGGGTATGGAGCCAGAAGTTGAAGCACGGTTGGCACCGATGCTGGCGCAAGCAGCACAACAACTGTTCCAGCAGAACTCTGCGCAGGTGGCTCAGCAGCAGGCTCAGCAGCAAGCACAAGACCCACTAGTCCAGATGCAGATGCAAGAGTTGCAGTTGAAGCAGGCTGAGCAGCAGCGCAAGCAAACCAAAGATATGGCTGACATCAAGCTCAAAGAGCAGCAGCAACAGATTGAGGCTGCACGGATCGCTGCACAGACACAGCTTGAGCGGGAGAAGATGGAGGCAAATCGCAAAGCCGAGGCGTTGCGTATGGCGGTTGAGTCACGAGGCACTCGTGAGAAAGAAGCCGTCAAGATGGGTGTGGACATGCTTAAGCAGATTTCTTCGCAAAAGCATCAACAGGAGATGCAGCGCAATACACCTAAACCGACGAAAGGTAAGTAATGGATGCTTTAGAACTACTTGTCCAACAGACGGACGAGAAAATTACTCAGCTCAAAGAGCACTTGGCAGCCGGTCGAGCGACTAGCTTTGAGGAGTACAAATCAGTTTGTGGTGAGATTCGGGGTCTGCTCATTGCAAGAGGCTACACATTAGACCTTAAGAAAAACTTGGAGGATTCAGATGACTGATTCAATTTTGCTGGCTACAGACGCCAGTAACCCGCAGGTTGTGGGGGCGTACCGTATTGACGCTACAGATGCGGAGAAGGCGACACAACTCCCTAAACCCTCGGGATACAGAATCCTGTGTGCGATACCTGAGATCGAGAAAGAGTTTGACAATGGAATTATCAAAGCAGATACAACCCTTCACTACGAGGAGTTGTTAACCACTGTTTTGTTTGTAGTTGATATGGGTCCAGATTGTTACAAAGATACTAACAGATTCCCTACAGGACCTTGGTGCAAGACGGGAGATTTTGTTTTGGTGCGTCCAAACGCTGGTTCCCGGCTGGTAATTCACGGACGTGAATTTAGGATGATTAACGACGACTCCGTAGAAGGAGTAGTTGAAGACCCACGCGGTATTCGCCGTAAATAACAGGAGGACGAGATGCCTGAATTTGAGAAAGAAGATTTCCAGTTTCCCGATGAGAAGCCTCAGAGCGGTAAGGAGGAACTCAGTGTTTCCATGCAGCAAGATGAGAAACCGGAGGGTTTTGAGGTCGAGATTGAAGACGATACCCCGCCGCAAGACCGGGGCAGACAGCCGCTACCTCAGAATCTAAAAGAAGAGCTTGAGAAGGATGAACTTGACTCGTACGACGATGCGGTCAAGGAGAAGCTCAAGCAGATGAAGAAGGTTTGGCACGACGAGCGCCGCGATAAAGAGGCCGCGTACAGAGAGCAGCAGGAAGCTATTGCTCTTGCCAAACAGTTAATGGAAGAGAACCGACGGATCAAGACCATTCTTGATACCGGCGGTAAAGAATACGCCGCTGTTCTTAACAATGCCGCCACTCTTGAGATGGAGATGGCAAAGCGGGCGTACAAAGAAGCTTACGACAGTGGGGATTCAGACAAGTTGGTCGAGGCGCAACAAGCGCTTCAGGTTGCAAACTACAGAATGTTGCAAGCCAAAAGCTTTAGGATGCCTACTTTACAAGAGGAAAATTATGCGGTACAACCGCAACCAGATCAGGTCCAACAACCTGCCCCTCGTCCTCTAAACCCCAAGTTGGAAGCGTGGCAAAACCGCAACCCTTGGTACGGAGCAGATGATGAGATGACCGCAACGGCTTTGGGAGTCCACGAAAAACTCAAAAAGTCGGGCGAGGTAGTAATTGGATCGGACGAATATTACGCGGCGTTGGACAGAACAATCCGCAAGCGGTTTCCTGAATACTTTGATGTTGAGGAGCCGGAGGACAAGGTGCGGTCCGAGCCTGCTCGCACAAAGCCGAGCACAGTGGTAGCCCCAGCGGTTCGTAGCACAGCTTCTAACAAGATAAAGCTGAGATCGAGCCAAGTTGCACTAGCAAAGAAGTTGGGACTAACCCCGGAACAATACGCCCTTGAACTCAGAAAATTGGAGGCCCAAAATGGCTGAAAATAAATTGCAACGCGAACTAGCAACCCGAGAAATGAGCGAACGTCCTAAGCAGTGGATGCCGCCCGAACTTCTCCCTGAGCCTGATCATCAGGCTGGGTATGCTTATCGCTGGATACGTGTATCCATGCTTGGTCAAGCGGACCCCCGCAACCTCTCGACAAAACTCCGTGAGGGATGGGAACCGGTTCGTATTGAAGAGCAACCTAAATTCCAACTGCTAATCGATCCCAATAGTCGCTTCAAAGACAATATTGAGATCGGTGGGTTACTGCTCTGCAAGGCTCCTGAAGAATTTGTCGATCAGCGTTCTGATTACTATCGGAACCAAACTCAAGCTCAGACGGAAGCGGTGGACAATAACTTGATGCGTCAAAGCGATCCGAGGATGCCTCTCTTTAAGGAGAGAAAATCTTCGCATAGTTTTGGTAAAGGTAACTAAATTCTTAGGAGTTCTACATGGCTTATCCTACCATTGACAAGCCTTATGGCTTGCAGCCGATCAATTTGATCGGTGGGCAGGTGTTTGCTGGTGCGAACCGTCAATTAGCGATCACTACTGCTAGTGTGAACTACAACACTCCGCTATATAACGGCGATGTTGTCCAGATCACCTCCAGCGGCACGATCATTAAATCGACGCTCGACACCGATACTTCTGCCGTCCCGGGTGTTGTTGGCGTTTTTCTAGGTTGCCGCTACACCAATCCTACAACTAAACAGCCGACCTACAGCCAGTTTTGGCCCGGGTTTGCTTCAGGCGTCACTGATGCGTTTGCGTACATCCTTGACGATCCAGATGCACTGTTTAAGGTTGTTTCCGTTGGCTCCGTTATCGACGGCACCGGCCTTACCGTTACCCCGCTGCAACAGACTGTTTTGGGCAACAACGTCCAACTCATTCTGAACACGGGTGACACCGTTTCCGGTGATTCTCGTATCGGTGTTTATTGGGATTCTGGTAACCCGACCCAAACCTACGCTATGCGTATCGTTGATCTGGTGCCGGATACATCCTATGTTTCCAGCGGGAACATTGTGTACCCCGAGTTGATTGTCAAGTTTAACTTTGGCTTCCACTCGTACTACAACGCTACCGGTGCTTAAGGAGTAAAACATGGCTATTTCACGCGCACAACTACTGAAAGAGCTACTCCCCGGCCTGAACGCGTTGTTTGGTCTGGAGTACGCTCGCTACGGCGAAGAACACAAGGAAATCTACGAAACCGAGACTTCCGAGCGTTCGTTCGAAGAAGAGACCAAGCTGTCCGGCTTTTCGGCAGCCCCGGTCAAAAACGAAGGTTCTGCAATTGCGTATGACAATGCGCAGGAAGCATGGACCGCTCGATACAACCACGAAACCATCGCTCTGGGTTTCTCGCTGACCGAAGAGGCCATCGAAGATAACCTGTATGACAGCCTGTCGGCTCGTTATACCAAGGCGCTGGCTCGTGCCATGTCGTATACCAAGCAGGTGAAGGCAGCAGCAGTTCTGAACAACGGTTTTTCGGCGTCCTATCCGGGCGGTGATGGCAAGCCACTGTTCTCGAACGAGCACCCGCTGGTGTCTGGTGGTGTAAACAGCAACATCCCAACTACTCCAACCGATCTCAACGAAACCTCGCTTGAGAACGCAGTGATTCAAATCGCTGCTTGGACGGACGAACGTGGTCTGCTGATTGCCGCTAAGCCGAAGAAGCTGATTGTCCCTCCGGGCCTTCAGTTCGTTGCAACCCGTCTGTTGGAAACCGAACTCCGCGTCGGTACCGCAGACAACGACATTAACGCGCTCAAGAACAATGGCTCGATCCCAGAGGGATACACCATTAACCACTTCTTGACCGACACTAATGCGTGGTTCCTGACGACTGACGTACCGAACGGCATGAAGCACTTTGTTCGTGTCCCACTCCAGAACTCAATGGACGGAGACTTCGATACAGGGAACGTACGTTACAAGAGCCGTGAGCGTTACAGCTTTGGCTGGAGTGACCCTCTCGGAATGTACGGTTCGCAGGGCTAAACCTAGCATTTATGCGGGTTTTAAGGGGGCTTCGGCCCCCTTTTATTTTTTCTTGTGTTATAGTTTGGGCTTGTGGTACATTACCTGTGTCGTAACTCAGGAGGATGTATGGATACCACAAACTTACCAAAGACCCGTAAAGAAGCCCAAGCCACGGGCGCTAAGTATTACTTCACCGGGGAACCCTGCAAGTACGGGCATATCGCCCCACGTAAAACCAAAGGGGCTTGTGTCGAGTGCTTAAAAATTGAATGGCAGCAAGGAAACGAAAAACGCGCGGAATACTTTAGACAGTACAACCAGTCTGATGCAGGTAAAGACGCTAAACAGGCGTATTACGCACGCAATAAAGATATGGTCAAAGCCCGTGCAAGTGCTCGTACGCCAGAAGAAAAGAAACGCTGGAAGTTAAAGCATAAGCAATCAAATCCGGATTACTACAAAACACTTACCAGTCTACGTAAGCGGCGGCATCGGAATGCAACCCCCACATGTCTAACCCCGCAGCAAAAAACTGAAATACGGCAGCTTTATCAAATTGCTATTACTATGTCTAAGACTACCGGTGAACGCTATGTAGTTGATCACATTGTGCCTTTGTTATCGGACGAAGTCTGCGGCCTACATGTACCTTGGAACCTGCGGGTGATCACACAAGAAGAGAACTTGAAAAAGTCCAATAAGCTGCTTGACACCCCCAGCGCCACCTAGTATAAAACTGGTAATCCGGGTTACCCGGTGCGTTAGACAGTCCCGGCTGACTTCATGCAGACTAACGTACCTAACCGCATGAGGGAAAACATGGCTCTTTCTACTACCCAAAGTATTTGGCGTTCGGGTGGCGGCGACACGACTCGCACCGCATATTGTGGTTCGGGCATGATGGCTGCTCAGTTCTACATCCCCGACACGAACGCTGCCACGGATAACGTCCAAGCTTCTTCTGTCAATACCAGCGCAGTTATTCTTCCGGCAAACGCTATTGTTACGAGTGTAATCGTGACCGGCGACGGCGGTGCGGCTGAGACTTTTGACCTTGGCTACGCTCAGTACGACGGTACGGGCACTCCTGATCCAAACGGATATGTCGCTACTGGCGCGGCTGATGCTGCCGACACTATTGG